ATGCAGGAGGGGGTGTATCTTTTACGACCCCCCCCTATACCTATTGGTTATGCAACGGTTGCCCTAATTGGAGTGGTTGGAACAGAATTTCTCCGAACTTTTTTGTAAATGTTCAGAGGATCAAATTTAATAATTTCGTCGATTGCTCGTTCGATTTCTTGAGCGTTTTCTGCATCAGACAGTTCGTCTGAAGTCTTTGCTATGCGAGCCAGATATGCACAAGTGTTGTAACCTTTTTCGCAGTCAAAGAGAAACCATTTGTTGAAGTTATCGAACGGATCAAACGGATTATCGAAAGTTGTAATACAACATTCACTGTTTGCCATAGCTATGATCCTTTCTCGAACAGACTTGATTTCGCTCAATCGTTCAAATACTTATGCACGGTGGAGGTGGATACCCCTACCGCCTCCGCTATCTGGGCGGTGGTATATCCCGACGCCTTCATCGCTTGAATTTTGCTTTGTTTTGCCTGAGTAAGCTGAGTCGAAGCTCTCGGAGTTGCCCGCTGCCGAAGCTGCTCGGTGTCGGCATAGTCAAGAATCTTGGCGAGCGTGGTGTCGTGAATAGCGCCGGCCTGGATCGCTTCCCATTCGCGGCCGGAGATGTCTATCGGGTGCCTCTTTGCCCCGGTCTCAACTCTCGCTGCTGCAAGTTCTCTTTGCGCAAGCTTCTTTTTCTCAGCCTTGTTGTTTTTCAAATCTTCGTCGGCCCGAACCTTGGCCTGTACCCTGCTGTTGGCAAGCATCTGTGCCCGCCGCTCGCGAGGCGCATTCAATCTTGCCTGCTCAAGCTGGCTCTTCAAAGACTTTACTTCGTTTTTGTAAGTAACGGCAGACGAAGGATTGTATTTGAGAGAAGGCGTTTTGAGCGCTTCAACACGAGCTTTACGGCCAAGAGCTTTCATCTCGTTCGCATACTTGGCATACTCCTTCTCCTTTGGATTGTCACTGTCAGACAGCAGGGTGAAGGCATCCCTGGTCTCGGCCATTCTGGTGCTGGCCTGCGTCCGCATATGGATCTTGCCGTCTTTGCCGGTGTAATACAGATCCTTATCCTTGGCCAGTTTGTAGGAGACCTCCCCCGTATCGGGGTCTATCTGGGGTGCCCCCCTCCTCTTGGGTACATCTTGCTTGGCCTTTGCCTGGGAAATGATCGAAGATGCCCCCTCGTGGTATTTTCCATCGGGCCCTATATGCCCCTGGTATTTGCGCTTGAGGGCGGCTATGTCGTTGTCGATTTCGCTCTGACGATAGTCGAGTTTGTGCTTATTGGCGTCGATAACTACCATGCTGTGCCGAACAGCCTTAGCTTTTTCGTCATCGGTTGCGCCCTTTAAATCCATGTCAGAGATCAGGTTAGAAACAATGCCCATCTGTTGCTGAGTATACTGTTTACTCATGATTTTGTATTCTTTGCCGTTGCGATAGTAGTGTTCCTTCCCCTTGGCGTCAACCGTTGTCTTACCAGGTCCGTATTCGGAATGGGGGTCAAATCCTTCCAACCCGCGAAGCGGAGGTGTAGAAGTAACCTTGGTTTTTGTGTACTCGCTATTGCAGGGTACCACCATAACAGTGTCGCCATCGAAGTCCGCGCCGGAAAGACGAGCGGCAACCTTGGAATTGATGCCAATAGCATCTGTAGCATCAGGTCCGATGTTCTTTTTGCCTTCCGGCTGCTTGTTGTTCACCCTAAGAATCGGAATCTCAAAGGTCCCGGCATGCGGAAAGCGAACCAACGCAACAGTTTCTCCGTCCTTAAAGTTCGGAGCGTATACTTCGTCGTCCTTGATGGACTTCAGCGGAAGAATGACCTGGTACTTCTGACCGGGAAGGGAAGCCGCCTTCAGATGTACGGCGGAAGAGTCGCAATCGTCAGCAAAGGTCATCAGCATTTTTCTTTTCAGAGTCGGATTGGTGCAGGCGCAGAGCTCATCAAACTCCGCCTGTTTCTCGTCGGTTGCTTGCTTCAACTGCTGACGGACCATTCCGAGACTCTGTTTCGCAAGAAACTGAGACGGGAGTTTGTTCGACCAGTCCTCCCAATCACCTTCTTCGGCACGCTTATTGATAAGAGAAAGCTGTTTATTGCCGTCTTTATCAATATAATAGCTCTGACCGCCGCGTTCCTTTGCTGTTGCAGGATCTGTCGGGTCGTTAATACCTTCTTTGATCAGAGAACCGAACGGATTGTCGGGATCCTTGGTGATGGGCTTGAGGACTTCCAATTTTGACTTATCGCTGCTCTTGTTAGTATTGAACAGAATATCATAGCCTTCCGGAACGTCGTCGGAGTACATCGCCATACCCTTAATATAATGGGTCCCATCCACAAGGATACGAACCTGCGCGTAATGGGAATTACCCAGGTCGAGGTCTTCTACACCGCGGCGGATCTCAATGACGCCGTCCTTATCGGAGCCGCCTTCGTCGCCGTAACGAATGGCCAGCCGGCTGGAATCCATGCTTTTGGGATAGACCCATTTCGGATCAAAGGTGTCGCCGCCGTCGTGCGAAACAAAATCCTCGTTCACCTCATGCACGTTCTCATAGTTGTAGATTTCTTTATGCTCGGTTCCCGGTCTGCAGGCAACTTTCAGGATCGTCTGCTTTCCCGGATTTGTCACTTGCTGGACACCGCCGCTGTAGACCTCGTAGCCCTCCAGTCCGAGAATATCAAGTGCCTCTTTCATCTTGGTGGAAGAAATGCCGAGCTGCGTATCAACACCTGCGCCTACGTCGATCATGCCGTATTTGTCGATCTGCTCTCGCAAGAAATCTGCCGTCTGGGCGGCCGCGTTGCGGCGGGCGTCGGCGTCGTCATTGAGAAGGTTTCGTATGGACGACTCACTGTTGTAGCCCATCATTCTCGCAATTTCAGCACGGGAATATCCTTTCGCTTCCAGATCCTGCGCTTTGGCGCGCTCGATGGCACGGCGTTCGTTCTTGGCAATCTGCTTCAAAGCGCGAAGGTCGCCGGTGCTGATTTTCATCTCGTCGGCAATCTGCTTTTCAGTCAGGCCTTGCTTATGCAGCTCTTCTACTCGGGCAAGAAAATCACCGCTGTGCTGATAGGGGTTGTCGCCGGAGCCCCAAGGATACCGTCCGGATCGGCGCGGCATACCGTAATGCTCCAAATATAAATCGGAAGATTCGTCGATGCCGTTAGCTGTCAAGCCGGCACTCTCCAAAAGTTCAAGAATATAATTGTTCATATTTCATTCCCCCTGAGCTTTATTTTCTGTATCACTTTGTCGAAAGACACGATTTTGTTTGCAATTCCGATGATCGTTTTGGGATCAGGATTGTCGACAACAATCTCGTTTGACTGGTAAATGCGGGTTTCCATCTGAATTTTTGTCGGATCGACTTCATACTCAAGACAGAACAACGCAGCATAGATATAAAGCTGCTCCATGTGAGCCTGAGTTGTTCCGCTTTTGTAATCATGGATGCGAAGAAAGTTGTCCCGGAACGAAATCGCATCAGCAGTTCCGAAGCAGTTCGGCGAAAAATATAATACCTGCTCAGGCGTCATCTTGTAACCGATGGCGTCGTTCACGTACATATTCAGCGTCTGCTTGTTTTTCGGAAGCTTCTGTCCGAGTCGGATACAGAACGCCGCGAACTCGTGAAGTTCTGTTCCTTCCTTTGCTGCGAGGGAATTTAGATAGACGTCCGCCAGTTTCTTTTCGTCATAGTTCAGCCAGTGATACTTGCTTGCTCCGAGGAACGCGTGTAAGCCTTCAATCTCGGAATGCTTGTTGAAGATCATGTAGAACCTCCTGTTTGTTTTCGGGAAATATAAAGCTGCCGAATGACATTCCGGAGGCTTTGTCGACGTAATATTTCTGATTCGCTTGTTTCCGTGCATCCTCATACCTTTTGCATTCGAGCAAGGCCCAATGGCCGTTATACAAAATAGTAAGATCAGGAATGCCCTGAATATAATTGGGGTCATTCTTCATTATGATGCAACCAGGGAAGAGTGCTTTCAGTTCTTTTATCAGATTCGGCTGAAAGTCTCTCTCCAATTTTGTAGCAGCCATAAATATCAAGTCCTTTTCAGTGCAAAAAAAGAGAGGCGGCGACCCGGCGTGGGCCACGCGTCTCTCTCATAAAAGGGCTTGTATTTTTAGCGAGAAAAAATAATCGACAGTCTCAGAAATGTCGTTTTAGAAATCGTCGTCATCGTCGTTCAACAGTTCCTCAAAAGCCTGATTGGCCTCGTTAAGAACGTCGTACGGCTCGTACTCCTGAACGCTTGTTCCGCATACCGGGCAAGTCCATTCGCCGCTGAGTTCACCTTCGTCTCCTTCTTCAAACTCCATATACTCATCACAGCGATTGCAGAAAATATAAAGGTGGTCACGGTTGCCGGTTCCCTGCGGAAGCTCAGAAATCTCTTTCTTTGAAAGCGCTTCAGATTGACTCAGATCTCCGAATTCATCGTAAAATATAAAGCCGTAAAAGTCGTCTTTTGTGGGATACATAACAGAAACTCCTTTCATGAAATTGCCTCCATTTTAGCATGATTGCAATTCCGCAGTCAAGGAGCTCTGATGAAATATATCAGTCGCGGATCCTCATATTTTTACCTCCTTTTTCGGGTTGCGGTCAATTGGCCAGATTTTTTTCTATATTACTATATAATTAAAAAATTTTTATCGCATTAGTTTAAGAAAAAAAGTGGCCAAATGGCCAATTGTTCCAAAATCGAATTAAAAGTGTCGCAAAACGCCAAAATATGCAACAATATGCAACAATATGCAACGATATGACACATTTTTACTGGCCACTTTTGTTTCCAAATCTGGCCAATTGGCCACTTTTTCTGGCCAATTTTTGCTCATTTTTCGTTGCAAACCGCTTGCTGGCCAAATATAAATGGCCACTGGCCACTTTTCTGACCCAAAAATGGCCGCTGATTTTGGCCTGATTTTTGCCGCGAATGACAAAAATAGTATTGACACAGAGCGGTTCTGATCAGCTCCGACTTGGAAATATCAAGCTCATCAGCAGCTCTTTCGAGCATCTTCAGCTCATCATCCGAAAATCGAATTCTAACGATGTTGCGCTTTGAGTCATCTTTCTTCGGCCGGCCTCTCATTTTTTACTCTCCGCAATCAGCACCGCGTTCATTGAATGAACCAAATATGTCGTTCCGTCGATCTTAATTTGAAGCTGATCACCGTCTTCAAAGTCTGTCCACGACTGCACTTTTCCGTCAACAATCGTCCCGTCCGGCAAAGCAATGATGGCGCGATCGAACTTATAGGTGAAGTCGAAAATATCTTTGTTAAATCCCGAGCATCCGCACGCAAGTACACAGATCAGCACGGTTACCGTCATAATAATTGCAACGATCTTTTTCATATTATTAGCCTCCATTAAAACCGACCAGGACAGAATCGTTATCGCCCGGCATATACTGCGGCAATTCACCGTTCCATTTTTCGATCCACATTTCACTAAGAATCTGCTCCGTAAGAGACTGTTCAAGCAATTTATTCGCCTCGGCCTCTGCCTGTGCGGATATCAATTTGGCGTTTGCATCGGCCTCTGCGGCTGTCTTTTTCACTTTTGCATCCGCCTCCGCCTTTTCTATCGCTCTCTTATTCTCAATCTGCTGCTTTTCCGCATCGAGCTGAGCCTGCTGTCTCGCCGCGATAGCTTGGTTGTAGCCATCGTCAAAATCCGCATTGCCAACTATTACTTTTGTGACCATTACGACGTCTTTACCGTATTTCTCGTCAAAAGACTTCTGCAGATTTGTGCCGATTAAAGGCTCAATAATGGAGCGGTTCGTCGCGTCGATATCTGTCAAACCTTTGCTGCTGGCCTTTATCGCAGAGGATATAATTCCCTGATTGACAAGGGCGTGCTTATAGTCTGTGATGTTGGCATAGATCCAGGCAGAACTGCTCGGGTTGATCTGATATGTAACGGTGATGGCATCATAAAAGATAGCGGTTCGCTCCGACGTTTCCGACCATACCTTACCGTCGAACGAAATATCCTGTTGCTTGTTGTTGACCTTTTCAACTCGCTGAATAAACGGGAGTTTCAGGTTGATGCCGTTCGGGACCGGGGTTGGATCGATCTGTCCGAATGTAGTTTTCACTCCGGTATAGCCGGTAGGAATGACCGTCAGAGAACTGACGACAGCAATGACAAGGATAAAGGCAATTACACCTGCGATAATATACTTTTTCATGTTTCATTCTCCTTTTGGATCTTTTTGCCGCAGAACGGGCAATAGTTGTAATCGTCACTTGCGAGAGGTAGCTGGCAAGAACCGCAGAACACCCCTTTATGACCATAAAAAGTAACTGGCTCAACAGGCTGCATCCTTTCGCAAATATCACGGACCTTTTCTTCGTCCATAAATGCGACGTCATAGTCATGCTTTTCCGCCCAGTCCAAAATTTCATGCACATAGGCTTTAGACTCAGCGTCCAGCACCATTGGGATGATCCTGTACTCGGCAAATGCCGGCAGATCAGGATAGTTCAAGTCCATTCGTAGCCGAACCTTATGTGCAGAACCAAGATGCTTTCTGATAGCGGCCATCAGTTCGTCGTGTTTTGTCGGCTCGTACTGTTCCAGTGGTCTCGGTGGAATACAAGCAAATTCGTCCATTTTTCATTCTCCTTTCAAATATTACCACGACCCGGCAAACAGTTCAAAGCTTGACAATGCCTCGCCGCATGTAAGAGCACAATTGGCCCAGACATGCAAATATCCACAGGGAAGACAGTCTATGGCCCATGCCTTTGTCGGCACCATTGACGGAGCATGGCACGTATTTGCCTTAAGCCAGTTCTTTCCGTAGCCGCCGATGCCGTCAAAGTTGATTACGTCTGAGCATCCGCTCAACCGGCAGATAGGATATCCATCTTTGTCGACTGCAACAAAATCCATGTTTCGCCAACCGCTTTCGCGAAAATGGCTGCAAGGAAGAATCACTAAAGAATTAAATGGCCCGATATCTTCGTACCATTTTCTCTCAGGCAGCTCCCAAAACTCCTTCCTTTTCATTTCAAAAATGCCTTTTTTATCGCTCATCATGATCCTCCATAAAACTTCGTTTCGTTGAACTTCTTCTTTGTCTGAAGCGCTTTTGTGATGGCGAGGTCGATGCTGGCGCGGCTTTTCAGGTGATAGTAATATAAATCGGTATACGGCGTATTGAGGCGGTCGATACGCCCTGACGCCTGCACCATTACCTTGTATGAGTAGTTCTGCGAGTAGAATATAATTGTGTCGGTCGTGACGCAATTCCACCCTTCCGCCCCTGCATTATACTGCACCAAATACGCCCAGCTCGGACTGTCTGGAATCGGCTGATGCTTGTGGCCGTTCCACTCCGCAACGTCGACCACGCCTTCCAAAAGCCTCTTCAGTAGCTCCAGCTCATAGTCGAAGTTGTAGAATATAATAGCTCTCGGATGCTCCTTCAGCAGCTCCAGTACCTTCGCAAATCTTGCCGTAGCACAGTTCACGACTTTCCGCAGCGAATAGCAGAACTCGCTGGCGTTTACGATCGGCCGGTCCTCCCATGGGTTCCACCTTCGCCGCAAAATATCTTTGTACAGCACTGTGTCGTAATCAACGAACACGTTCTCGTGGTGCGATACCGTCGGCCGTTGGAACTCCATCGGGATCAAGATCCGCTTTCGCAGCCGAACCAGCCGCCCGGTATTCAAATATCTATCTACCTGCGGAAACTTTGCAAAGCGCTTATAGATCACGTGCTCACGGATGAATTCTGTGCGGTTTTTGTAGAAGCCATTAGCGATAAACACCGGAATATAATCCATCCATGTGTCGCCGGGCGTCGCTGACAGCAGGATCCACTCGTTTGCTTTTGCAATCTTCAGAAACGCTTTGACCCATGCACCGGAACCGACTACCCGCTGCTCGTCAAATATAAAGAAGGCGTTTTTAACTTCCTCGTACTTTTTGATGTTGTTCCACGAATCAACAATCACCGTATTGGAATATAAAGAGTCTTCTTTGTCCGTTGACAGCATGAACGGAATCAGCTCGGTGTCCCATTCCAGCGTGTCGCGCTTTCGTGCCGTGGTGATAATATAAAGGTCTTTCGGGTCCTGCATCTTCTCGTAGGCATCCGAATCGAGGTTGCCTCCGTTCCGAATATAATAGTAGGCGAGGGCGGTGCGGGATTTGCCGCTTCCCACACCGCCGCACAGAATACATCCGTTCCGCATCTGGTCGATAGCGGTCCTCTGATGAGGATATAAGTTAATCATTTCCGAATTCGGCATCCTCGAACGCCGCGGCAATACGTCCTACGCTGTCTATGGCCCGTGCAACCACGTCGGCAAAAGGATCGGAGCAGCCGCAACTTACGGATTCCGGCAGCCACTTCTTGATTTGGTTGTAGTAATTTCCTTTATTACCGAGCGCTTTCTTGGCGATAGCCATAGCGATACCCTTCTCCGGATCGAAAATATCATTTTCTCCTCGTTTGACTACGGTCTTCGTGCCGTCTTCCCAGAAGACGATGGTCGCAGGATCGTTGAAAATAACTTTCTTGATGGACGGATCGAACATAGAATACGGGAAAGTGCGCGATCCAAGCAGCGTACGCACCCTAAAATGTGCTGTCATTTCGCCACTTCCGAAACCTTCAAGAGTGCGATCGGTTCCCGTGAGCACATATTCACCAGTAACAATGCCTCTAATAATATCCAGGGTCTCTTTTTTTCTTTGGTCGTACATTTTATTGTCTCCTTTCATTTTAATCAAAACAATGCGAGAAAGGTCTCATTCTTTCCCCGCTTGCATCTCCAAGAACAAAGAATATAAAGTTGTTATTCGGGTGCTCCATCAGCCATTTGTACTCGCCGAGCGTCATGTCAGATAAGAGACTTAGTTTTTTGTCTTCGTTGATAACGTACACCGCTTGCTGGCGGCCGGTATAGACTCTGAATGCTTCATTCACATCCCGGAGTTCATGTATTTTTCCTTCCATCATCTTTCCTCCGGATACAGAATCGTAGTGCAACTTCTGTCCCATTCCGTAATGATCCAGATTCTTTCTTTGGTCTCCGGATAAATATAAGCGGCGAGGATCATTTCGCCGACCCTCACCGCTTCGTCGTTCCGCCTCTTGTCCTCTTCGTCCAGATCGCCCCAGTCGCATTTAGTGTAGCGCCCAAGAGAAACCTGAATGAAGCGCAAAAAGCTTGGTTCCTTTTTCATTCTCTCGTCGATACTGGCCGTAGCGACGAGCTCTCCCAATGCAAATTGGCCCATGACAGATACTCCTTTCAAAAATATCAATCAGTCGAAAGCTCGAAAAGTTTCTTATTGGAATACTTCTCCTTTAAACGGCAGGTCCTCTTCCTCTTCATCCTCGTCGTCGAAATAGTCAAGAGGGCTGAGATTCAGTTTGAAGCGCATCTCGCGCAGATAGGCTTTGACGCTTCCGGGACGATCGGGATTGTGGTATGGGGTGATGAGTAGCTCGATGTCCGTCATATCCGTGGAATCAAGGTTTCCTGCCGTACTGGCATCGTAGGTTACCGGTGTGTTCGGTGCAACCTTCGTGATTTCAGGGCCGAACTCGTTGAACTTGATGGTGACAGGCAGGTAATATCTGGGCTCATAGCGCTCGTCATCAGGGATGCGAACTTTGATTCCCCAGCCGTCTTCGAGCAGACGGTCTTTGATTTCCTCGGGAATATCAACGCAGATGCTTCTGGTTTTGTACTTCGATCGCTCTCCGGAGAAGTCGTGAGAATATAATCTCGGGGTTTTAACAGCAAGCAGCCGTTTACGATCATATCCTTCGGTTATCTGGCCGGTATACTCAAAGTATGCAAATCTGGTAGTTCCTTTTCTGAAAATAGTTTCAGGCATGATACACATCTCCTTTAAAATCATTAAGATAGGGTTGAATTACGTCAATGGGAATTTCCAGCGGTCCGAGGAGCTTGAGCATGTTCTGCTTGGTGATTGCGCGGCCGGTCTCATAGTGATAGATCGTCGCTGCAGTCAGGCCGGACTTCATAGCAAGTTCTTTCTGGCTGAGTTTCTTTCCGAGTCTGTAAGCCTTAAGGACTTCGCCGAGAGGCTGCTTCGCGTAAGTCGACAGAGGCTTGTTCATAAGTTCTTCCGCTTTTTCCGGGTTCCAAAGCTTATGTTCAGGCTCGGGCTCGTCTTCGGTTTGCAGCTTGGAAATATCAAGCGGCTTACGCTCAGGCTGGGGCTTGCTTGATCCGATAACGCGCTCCGTCATCTGAGCCTGCATGGCGTTGCTCTTCTGAAGCTCTTCGGCGATGAGAAGCAGCGCATCGGTGAGGTTAGACGAGTCACCGCCTTTTTCAGTGACGACCGCCTTGATACCCATGTTGCCGAGAATATCACTCAGGACCTTCGCTTCGGCTTCCGTGTCAAATTCTCCGCAAACCACTGTAAATTTCTTCATTGTTGTAACTCCTTTCAGAATATAAATCAGCGTTTATCGAAATCTGTTGTCTCATTCCACGGGTCGTCAGCTTCCTCCCATGGCGGGACAGGTTCTGGTTTGTCGTCGGAAACAAACCACTCGAAATCACCGTACTTGGAGATCTCATCGACCGCAGCATTCACGAGCTTCTCGTAATAGCTTCTGTCAATATCATTCTCTTTTCCGAGCGTGCGCACCATTTCAGACTCCATCCAGCGATAACCCTTGGCGCCTCCCGCGAAGCTGTAGCTCTTTTCGCCGGTGTATTTGTCTTCTTTCTGCCGCATCAGAAGGCCGCCTCCACTGCCTTCCTTCATAGGACAGAACTGTCCGACTTTACCGACGAAAATATAACTGTGTTCGTCTTCCGGCAGTCCCTCGTTCATGTCCAAATATAAAGCGGTGCTGACCTGTTTCGTTTCGCACATGTCCGAGAACTCAATCGGCTCCTTGGAGAACAGCGTCTTGAAGACATACGGCACCTGGAACTGTGTTCCTGTGGCGGTCCACTCGCCGTCATGCTCTCCGCCCTTGTACTTCGCAATATAAACTGCGTCGTTGACAAGGCACATACGATCATAAGTCGCCTCATGCTCGAACGTGTAGCCGTATTTCTTGCCGTAGTCCATTACGAACTGGATAATTTCCGGCGTCGCGTTCGGAATCTTGATGGAGTCGGTCTTGATGTGGGCGACAGTGAAGCCGCGCTCCTGCACCTCATGTTTCAGGTTGACCATGAATAAGGCGCCGCGCTTGGCGACGATATTGTCCTTATTCCGCGGGTCTCTGAACGGATTATCAAACTTCGCCGCCGTCAGACCGTACACTGAATTGATAACGATCTTCAAAGCATAGGCCAAGTCCTTCGCGTCAAGTTCGCCGCGTTTGATTTTCTGAATATAAGGTGCAAGCTTACCATCCAGCAGCGTTTCGGCTTTGTCCCACTCTTTGTGCTTGATGGCGACACGGGCGTCTACAATATCTTTGAAACGCTGCGTGTACAGCTTGCCGAACAGCTCCTCCGCGATGACGGAACTCGGGTGCATCGACATAATATCAAGCAGCGCCACATCGGTGTAGATGCCGGGCTCCGCATAAACGTCTCCGCCCTCGCCGACTTCTTCTCCACGATAGACGGATTTTCCTTTCTCAAAGGTATATCCGGGGAATATCGGGCGGCCCTGCTCGTCGAATACGGTGTAGTTGTTATCCTCTACCAGCGGCATCGGATCGTCTCCGGCCAGATTCCGGTAGTTGAATTGCGACTGCGGATTCTTGTCCCCCCGGAATATAATTGCGGCGGAAAGTGTGTTTGTCGAGGTGTTCACGTTTTTTCCGGCAACCTCCGCCAGAACCTCCCTCGCCACAAAATCGGCAGCTCTCGCTTTGAACACGGCCTCGGTTGCGATCACGTCGTTGTCGCAGTATTCGGCGACCTTGTCCCAAAGCTCTTCCGGAACAGGCTGGTCCCACGGCAGACCGAGCTCCTTGTGGTGGATGCCCAGCTCGATTTCCCACTTCTTCAGGCTTTGCTTCTGACTGCAAAAGTCGTACACGTCCGTGTAAGAAAGGTCATAGGCGCTCTTGAAGAACCGGTCTTTTTTACCATTGATGATGTCCTGCGACAGGGCGTACAGCTGCTCGTTCGTGTAATGTTCCTTCCACCTGGCGTACAGAATATGATTATCGTACCGCCGACAGTTGAAGCCAACAAGCCGGAATGTCACCAGATCGTTCAGCTCTGCCGGCGAGGGGTTGATCATCCTGACGCAGGAGCCGCCCTCCTTTTTCCAACACACGATGAACAGGTTCGGAAAGACCTCCACATCGTAGAATATCAACGGCCCGCCCTGGTCTTCGCCGGGCTCCATCTCTTTCTCTGACGCAAAGTGCATCTTCTGCACAAGCTTCAGGCAGTAGTCCGCCTGGTGGGTGCTGTTAGTAGCGAAGTTGACTACAGCCGTCTTCATATCGCTCACATCATAGACAATGTCCTTGTTCTGATACGCTTTTTCGAGAATATCATAGATGAAGTCAATGCTCGGCTTAGTTGCCGGATGGATCTTCTTTCCGAGATTCTTTTTGATGAGACTGCGTATCATAGTCTCGTTTTTCACACCTTCAAAATTTACCATCTTGCCTCCTTTCAACGGTAAACCCGAAGTCAGTGTCGCAATGGGAATATCATTGCATTTTGTTAGTTTTCGCCGCAAACTGCTGTCGCCGGTAAAGACTTTGATCTCTACGTTCTCCGCAAATATCCTGCTGAGCTTCGACGGGTCGCCATCGTAAATATAATGGAGATGCACGCCGCAGCCGCTCTTGCTGAGCTCCGCATAGGTCTTCGGCCATTTCTCCGCCTCCTTCAGATTTCGTTCAAGCGACTTGTTGCCGTCCTCGTCGGGAATATCAAAGTCGATGACGATGTGATGCTCAGGCACCTTGACATAATGCAGCTTGTCCGTGGAAATATCCATGAGCTTCGTCGTCACGTTGGCCCATTTCCGGAAGGGAGTCCCTGCGCCGTTTGCGTACTGCGCCGGACAGTCACGCAAAATATCATCCAGCAGAGACGGCTGTTCCTTCATATCGATCCAGCAGGTAGGCGTTTCTTTCTTAGCTGGCTCGTCGATAGTCTGGAACTTGTCGGTCAGGAAACCGGAATATAAATTGCGGACTCTTGTCCCGTCTTCCAGCGTGGCCCGCTCCTTGAAGTCTGCGAAGTAGTTGCGCAATTCCTCCTTAAATATCCTTTGCGAGAACGGATACGGCACCTTGGCATCTTCGCAGTAGGCGGTGTACAGCTTCCACGCTGCTTTCAGCGTCGTCTGGTCCGCGTTGCTGAACACGCCGAACGAATCCAGAATATAATTGTAGAAGTCGTTGGACGCGCCAAGCATGTTGACGGAGACGTAATCGTCGTACCGATCCGGGTCCTCACGGTAAATATCAAGGCACCGGGACGCAATCGCCCCCAGCTCGAAGGTGATCTGCTTCATCAGCCGCTTGTACTCCGCGCCGCTCACCTTGTTTCCGGTGGGCGACACGTCGATCAGCCGTCGGATCAGACCTGACTTCGCGTCCGTGATCCGAACCGGCTTGTTGGTGCCCATGAACAGAAAACACTTGAACCGGTTGGCGTAGGCGCTGCGGAACTTTTCGTTGACAGTCATCAGCTCGTGGGAAACAAGACTGTTCAGACGGGTGTTGTCCTCGATATGGCTCAGATCGCCGTCGTGCTGGATCGCTACGAGCGGGTTGCTCTTGAACGCCTCCAGCGCGAACGCGTTGTTGGCGGAACCGAGGCTCCTCGCGTCAAACACCGAATAATATCCCTCGAAAAGCTGCTGGATGATGTTCAGGATCGTCGACTTGCCGGTACCCGCCGCGCCGTACAGCACCAGGAACTTCTGGATCGTCTTGCTGTCGCCGGATACCACCGCGCCGATGGCCCACTCGATCTTCAGCCGCTCTTCTTCGGAATATAATACGGAGGTCAGCCGCTCCCAGGCTTCGGTGCTGCCGTGTTTCAAGGGGTAGGGGAGTCGCTTGCTGGCATAGTCTTCTTTTTTGACGTCGGTATCGGAGAATATCAATCGCTCGTCCAGCATGTGAAAATTGTCGCGAAGCTGTTTCTGACAATACCGGTGCCATATGTCAATCATGCCGCTGGCCGCGTCCCACATGTGCAGGACCCGCACGTCGCCCTCAAACTTGTCCCGGTGCTGTTCAGCATAAATATCAAGCTCCCTGTCGACAAGGCGCACGACGTCCTGTTCCTCTGTTGACCACCTTCCTTCGTCTTCCAGCCAGATAGCGTAAAAATCGCCGCCGCGTATCATCAGATCTTTACTTGCATTGTTGATGATGAACCTCGGATAGATCTCCACCGTGTCCTTTTTGGCGGACCGGTAGGAGACCTTGAAGAAGTCGACCATCTTAGATCCCTCCCTACGCTTTGGTTTTTACGCTTTCCATAAATTCGTCATACGTTACGTCAAGATACAGCATCATCTGATGCCACAGTTCGACTTTCCGCAGATCCTTGGGACATTTCGGAATATAAAACAACCCTCCGTTGCCGTCCGGTGCATATGCCCGTTCGATGATCCCGTCGCAAATGTCAAATACGTCCGCGTCCCGGTCCAGCATCCCCGAGTTTTCCAGCATCTTGCCAAATATCCATCTGGCGCCTTCCTCTTCATACGGATTGCCGAAGATCTGCTCTCCGGCTTTGAGTGCCAGCGCCGCAATGACCTCCAGCATACTGCAACGGTAAATATCAATAGACGCCGCAATTATCGGGTCCTGGTATCCGAGATCGCGCCCGAACCGGTATCGCAGCTCAACGCCGTCATCTATCCGGTTCAGGTCCATCTCTGTCAGTCCGTCGAAGGTCACAGAATTTAGCTCCGTCAGGACTGCGCGAATATCAATGCCGCGTCTGTGGCACAGTCTTGAGAATTCTGGGGATACAGCGGAATTCCAGATCCAGCGAAAATATCTTTTCGCCACATCATTCATACAATCCCTCCGATTCGTGCGAGGCGTAAGAACCGTTTACTTTGATGATCTCGTAGTCGGTTTTTGTCTCGTTGTTGCGGATGTAGGTGTTCTCCGTATCCGTGTACAGGAAAATATCAATCGCGTCGTCGCCCACGTTGGTTTCATCCGGGTCCACGACGCAATCGTCCTTGTCTGCAAGCGTCTCGTCGGCGGCGTAGAAATATAATTGCTCCTCGTCGTATCCCTGTTCGCCATATTCGTCCGCGGTAATCGGGTAGATTGTTTCTTCCTCGTTTTTGTCAAGGACATTAAAAATGGAACTGAGATCCGCGAACGAATTTGCGACCGATTTAGCGGCGTCTGCCAGCGTATCAGGTTGCTCTTTCGGCTCGTCCTTTGCAATCCCGGCTTTCTCCGACCAGTTTTTGAACTCTTCTCGTGTCATGCGCACGCGGCACGGGCGGTCGAACTCCTCTTCCACCGCAATAATTTCAAAATCCATTTTCGCGGATTCATCTCTGACGTAGAAAATGGTTCTGCTCGAATAGTCGAGTAGTTCGCAAGCTTTTAGTTGAAGTTCCGGGTTACCGTCGCCGACTATATTACCGTCGCAATCTACCAAAGAAGCATCCGGCATGTGGTAATATAATGTTTGGGTGCGGAATCCGTTTTCTCCGAAGTTGTCGGGCCCAATTTGCTTTAATTGGCAATGATTGTCTTTTGCCTCAAAACGCATCTTCAGAATCGAATAGGCAATCGTCGCTCCTGTCAGACAGCCCGCTGAGAATATCAACAGCTTCGTCGATGTCTCGTTCATTGTTTGTTACCTCCGTTTTTTCTGTAGTTGCGGTCATCACAGTAACCGCCAGTGTGCCGAACAGCAGCGACAGCCCGAGAAGTCCTCCTCCAACCAGATGCCGCTTGCTTTTGGTGCTCAGCGTAATATCAAGCAGCTCCACTACTGCCCGAAAATAGTTCAGTCTGTTCATGGCGTTACCTCTCGACGAGCACAGCCACACCGGTCAGCAGCAGAGCGCCGGACGCCGCTGCCAGAAGATACGAAAACACAGCTTTTGCGAATTTCATCTTGATCCTTCCTTTCTGTAAATATCAATTGGCAAGATACACGTCCAGCCACTGCGTACCGAAACGTTCGCATTCCGAGTGGCTGTCGAAGTAAATATCAATGTGGTTCCCGTTGACGCCGCCCCCGCAGTCTTCCGCTGTGTAGACGGTACCGTTGACAGAGACCTTCGTTCCGTAGGGCAGAACCGACGGATCGACCGCAATCGTGTGATTTGCTCTGGCATACGCTCCTGTCGCCGTCATATTGCCGTACCCCTCGGAACAATCGTAGCATCCGCAATAGGCCGTGCATTTGAAGGTTCCGAGATAGTCGCCGGAAATATAAATGGCTTCTTCCGGCTCGTATTCATCGCAAACCTCTTCGTACTGATCCGGTTCCGTTGCAGGTTCTTCTTCAAACATCAATGTCGTCTCCGGCTCGGTTTTCCTCGGTTTTTGCACCGGGCAGCCTCCGAAGTCGCACATCGTGGGCAAGCCTTCCGCCTCAGATACGATTTCAATTGCCATCAGGCGTCTTACCGATTCGCCGATGGCCGCTTCAGCACGCAGACGCAGCAGCACCAAAAGCGCAGTCGCCATTGCCAGCAGTATAATAAATATCAATACGTTGTCTCGTTTCCGTCGGTCCATTTCGTCCTCCTAACAGAAAAGCCCCGGCCGTTGCTGACCGGGGCAGAATATCATTTTGTGTTGTTTACACGCGAGAGATTTTGTTCTGGGGCAGATAGTTGCGGACAAGCCCGTCTACGTTGAAGTCCAGCCACACGCTGTTTTCGAGGCCGTACATGAACGCCTCGACTCTTTCGCCGTTTACTTCACGGAGACCAAAGTCCACAAAAGACTGCTGATTAGGATTGTCCTTGTCAAATATCCATCCGATCTCCTGTCCTTCGGCGATGCGTTCAAAACCGAGCTTGTCGTACACCTCGTTCAGGAACAGTACGCCAACCCCGTTCGTTGCTCTGCGTTTCAGCTCATTGTTTGCCCAACGCTGAATTTGTTTTACGAACGTCAGATTGTAGTCTACAGACTTCGACCATTCGTCGGTAACGCCCTCGCCGAACAGCCGGGCATATTCCGAAACAGGTTTTTTGGTTCTTACCGTCGCCGGAACTTTCTCCGTCGTATCGCGGCCCTCCTCGTCCTTGGAAGGAATATCAATTTCGGTCGCTTTGAGACCTCTGTGCAGCAGCCCCTCTTTCTCGTCGCCGATTTCTTCCTTCACACGCTTGCGGTATTCATTATAGCCGCGGTCCAGAGCGGCATAGGCAGCCATCAGCGCACCGTTGCGCTTGCGAAGAATGCCATGCCCCTCGCAGATGGACAGGATCGAAAGCGTCTCCACGACAATCGCAGGCGCATATACCTTCAGTATTTTCACTGCTGTCTGCGCATAGACGATCGTCTTGGCTCTTTTGCAGTCTTCTTCAGAATAGCATTCTTCTTTGGATTCGTCCGAAGCTGTGTCTTCAATGGCTTCGATTTTCTCTTTTGCCTCTTTGGCGATTTCCTCAGCCTTCAGCGTGGACCGGCAGGCGAGAACCGCGCCGGCGATGACGCCTCCGATGCCGATAGCCAGAGCGATCTCGGGGCTGGCGTTGGAGAATTTCACCTTACCCTGCGAGAACGCAGAATATAATTTGTTGCTGATCTGGTCAAAATGCAGTTTCATTTGTTTTTCATCCTTTCTGAAATATCATTCGATCATCATAACGGGCGGGAGCTTGAGATGGTAGCCCTCGCTCACAAAGTCGATCCTCGCTGTCGACAGGCTCGTCCAGCCGTAGTCGGTGGCCGTCCACGGGCAGTCTTCACCAAGCAGCTCATAGAGGTCCGCCACGCTGGCCACCCGGTACTGTTCGATCTGGTCCTCAAGCCCTCTCAGCACACGCTCGGCCTCGCTTCTTGTACGAAATATAATTCTGTCGATCCCGAAGGCGTCGCGGCTCTTCCTGTCCCGTCTTTCGTAGGCGGAAGAACTCCGGCTGTACCGTTTGTACGTGCCGTCCCTCCGGTCCCGGTCTCTCGGTTCCGAATGGCCGCCGATCTTGCCGAGAAGCCAGTCCGCTACGCCGCGCAGCGCCTTTTCTGCAAACGGGATCAGCTGCTCGTTGACAAGGTAGGATATCAATCCGCGTCCGGCGTCCTCCACTGCGTCTTCCACAAACGACCCCAGCGCGCTTTTCTTGTGCACCTTGACGGCCTTCACCTCTTCGGGCTCTTTCTTTTCTTTCTCGTCCATAAAGGCTCCTTTCAAATATCAATGCGATTCCGAAAAAAGAAAGCGAAGAGACGCTGTCGATGCGTCCCTCCGCCTGGGTTTCCGAAATATCAATTACTTCTTCTTGGTTTCTTTCCCGGAATCCTGTTCGGTCTGTTCGACTTTGACCGCCTTCCTGGCCGCCTTTTTCTCCTTGCGCTTTTCGTGCGCACCCTTGACCTTGCCGACAGCCCACTTCGCGACCTCCTTGCCGCCCTTGATAATATCAGTCGCCAGCTCATTGGCGATGGGCGTGAGTACGCCGCCGATTACGGCTACTGCCACGCCGCCGATCACCATGTTTTTGATCTGGTTGTCCTGCTTGGGCGCAGGCTCGTTCGTGTCCGCTGTCTCTTTGACTTCGTTGATCTCGGGCTGCTCCGCTTCGCACTCGGTGTAAGTGTCGGCGACCGCCTCATTGGTCTCCATCGTCTCCATGACTTTCAGTTCTTCCATTGTAGTGTCTCCTTTCAGACATTTTATTTTTTATTTCGGAGTCTCCTCCATAATAGATGCTGCAATTTTTGCGAGCCTCAAATATAATGGTAGTACGGCTGTACGTCATAGCCGAGGACAAGACACGGCTCGTCGTTTTCCGCGGGTCCGTAGGTGAACCGCAGGGAGATATAGCCCTTGTCCATATTCCACCCAAGCTTTTCGCCTGCATCGACAGGCTGCAGACCGATCTCGCTGTAGAATTCGTTCAGGGAAACAAACATTTCTTCCCGCAGCCGGAGGTTCAGTACGTTCTCGGCCCTGCGCAGCGTCTCCGTGTCGCTTTTGAAATATCTTCCGCTGACGGAATCATAGCACAGGCAGTCGCCATTGCCGGTGATGATCACCTCTTTAGTGACCGGAGGATTCGCCGCGATCTTGTCTTTTGCAATGTCATCCCGCACGCTTTCTTCTTTGCGCTTGCCGAATTTTTCTTCGACTTTTCGTCGGTACTCATTAAGCGTGGTTTCCGTGATCGAATACGCTGCGGACAGCGCGGCTCTCTGCTTCTCGCCGGCACGGTTGGCAAATATCAGTACAGCAATCGACGCCGCCCCGCTGATGGCCGTAGGGATGTAGCATTTCCAGCAGGCTTTGACTTTGTCTGCTACCTTCGGCTCGGGAATATCTTCGGTGACCTCTTCGATCAGCTGCATCGCCTTCGGAGTTGCGCGAACGGCCTCCACTACGGTAAATATCATTCCCGCGATGCCAAGCCCGGTAAGGATGGCAGGGGAGTGCTCCGCGCTGAAACCCTTTACGGCGTTCCAGGTTTTGGAAATATCAAACTTCATTGGGCGACTCCTTTCTCACATCGGAGCAAATGCGCTCGTACTCTTTTTCCATCTCGATCGTTTCTTCGTAGAACGGATGCGGCGTAAACGGAAAATATAATTCTCGATACGATCTGGCGTCGTCAGCCTCGTTGTGATCGATATGGGCAAAGTCGATCCAGGTGTAGCCGTAACAGACTTCGCCCACGTACTCGTCCCAACCGAGTTCGTCTCCTTCCGGTATCGGACTCAGCCCAGGGACCAAGTTGTAGAAGTCATTCAGCGTCACGTATCCCTGCATCCGGAAGATCCGGTTGGCAAAGAATTCCGCGTCGGAAACTTCTTCTCCCGTTGCCCAGAACCACCGTTCGCTGAAGTGGTCGTACCACAGTTTCGCGTCGTCCGCCCGCTCCTCGGCAAGAATATCATTGTCCTGCAGCCGTTTATCGGCGATGGATTCTTCCACCAACCGGTCCGCTTTGTCGCCGAAAGTATCTGTCACTTCGGCTTTGTAGTCAGCCAGTTTCTTCGCCATCAGCGCGTACGCCCCGGCCAGAGCAGCCTGCGCCTGCCGGTTCTGCGCGTCGTTGAAGAATATCAATGCAATCGTCCCGGCTGCGGTCAGCACCGGCGGCAGGATCGCGGGAACCAGCCTCACGGCCTGTTTCCATTTGGGTTCTGGGGAATACACTTTCTCCTCGGATGCGGTTCCGTCGTCGTTCAGGATATGAATATAATCGTCCTTGTCTTTCAGAATTCGCTCTGCCTTGATCCCGCCTCTGGCGCTCAGCACGCCTGTCGCCACTACGCCGACCGCGCTGACCACCGACAGGATCGTCGATTTGTGCTGCCTGCAGAATATCATTGCCGTCTTACAGGCGTTTTGCAGAAAACTGTTTTTCATGCTCCTTTCTTACCTCCTGTGTTTGATGATGGCGGCCGTGATGATGCCGCCTGCCGTCAGGACCAGAGCTCCGGCGAAAATATAACTGCCGAGATACACCCCGACCAGCACCTTCGCCAAAGCCATCCACGCCCCGACTTCACTGTCTCTGTTTACCATTGTTTGCCTCCTTTCGGTAAATCTTGTCCATCTCGATCTCGAAATAAATTGCCGCCTGAAAAAGCCTGTCTTCAAGGCGCGTATTGTCGAGTTCTCTTGCCTCCTGCAGGTATCTTTTGTACTTGCGGCTGACTTCCCCTTCGACATAATCCATGACGCAATCGTGCTTTTTGGCGCGGGCTTCATTGAATTCCCGGTTGATATAAAACGGGCACATTTTTTCTCCGAAGTCCGTACTTGTTACCGCTTTGCATAAGCACTGCTTCAGCTTATTAGCGCAGTCAAGTCTCGGGTATGGGCATCTCGCAAAAGACTCAGTTTTTTTTGCCATGTTTTTCCTCCTTTCCTTTGACCCGTTCTTTGTAAAACGGGCACCTCCTGTGTCCGAAATTGGTGACACTCAGAATTGAGCATCTCCCCCAGTCGTCCATTGACATGCACCTTTCATTAGGTCTGGAACAAACCGGGTAATCAACAGCCATGACATATTCCTCCTTTCAGAAATATCCATAAGAAAGCTAAGAGACGCAGCGCACATTGACGCTCCGTCTCCATAATAATGTTTGCAATTTTTGCGAGAAAAGAAAAGCCCCTGCCGCGGGGCTCTCTTTTAAGCCACTTGTCTGTCCTCTTTGCCGGTGTCTTCCGTTTCGTCTTCGTCGGTGCTGAACCCCACTTCCATGTCGGTGTTCGCCTCGCTCGTCATCCAGTATTTTCCGAGTTCGTATCCCTCGACAATCACGATCAGACAATCTTCGTCCACGAATGAATCATCGTAGCGTATTACTTCACGCCTGGTCATCGGCTTGAATTTGCTGAAATTATCCTGACTGAGCGCCCACGACTCTGAGGCTTTTCTGATTCTTGCAAAATGCCTGTCCAGCAGCGAAATATAATTTTCCGCCGTCAGTTTGTCCTTCTTGTCGGACAGGCCGTATTCTTTTGCAAAATCCTCGATAGTCGGATACTCAGCGCAGAGTCTTTCAAATCTCGCTTTCTTCTGGTCGATTTCATGCTGCGCCGCTTTCTTGCACGCTTTGGTGATTCGATTCAGGTTTTTCTGAAAATTGTCGACGGATCCCACATAGAAAAATCCGTTTCCGTTTTCGGCGCCAATCTTCACATACTTGTGTTTCGTGGCGTTCAGAATCTCAACCAATTTACTCATTGCTAAAACTCCTTTGCAAATATAAATGTAAGACAATCTGTCTCCATAATACAGGTTGTGATTTCTGCGAGCTAAATATCTTTTCGGTCGAACACCGTTTCCCAGCGTTGCTTTTTGAGAGGCTTCATCTTCAGCGCCCACATGATCTGCCGTACTGTCACGGTAGGATACAGCCCGCCCCGGCATTCCCCGGCCCTCGCATCAAAGAAGGTCAGAAACCCCGGATGCAAATATAATTCGTCCCGCAGCCACGGGTCGATCTCGCCCCACCACGTCGCTTTGTCGATGCGCCGGTAGCGCTGCTGAATGACGGCGAGCCCTTTGCCGCCGATCCGGAACAGCGTGCAAATATCATATGCCGGGTGGTCGCAGCGGTAGGTCTCGCCGTAAACGCTCAGCAGCCGCTGCGGTTTTTCGTAATGGTATCTCATTCTCTCCTCCGGGCGAAAAAGAAGAGCGGCTGCAAATATCAATCGCCCTTCTGTTGCCGTCAGTTCAGTTTCGTTTTTCTTGAAAAGCCGAAATTCCTGATAAAGTCCTTTCCGAAATCTGATGGAAGAATCCCTTTTGAATCGCAGTACATCGTAAACCCGAAGCAGGCGATCGGAATCGCCACACTGCTTGCGATTTTAACGCCGGTGTCGGTCCAATAGCGGATCCTGTCCTCACGCTCCTTCTTAAGCTTGGCTTCGTACTCACGTTCGGTCATGATTTCCTCATTTTCCTCGTGCCGTTCCTTCAGCTTGATTTCTGCCTGATTCTTGTCCGCTTCGTTCTTGTTCCGCAACTGGCTGTTAAGCTGCTCGTTCACCTTCCGGTACTCGTCTGACGCCGGGTCCAGCGTATCCAGCTTCTTCAATAGTTTTTTGATACTTTCCTCCAGCAGGTCGTTACAGTCTTTTTCTGTGTCCATTTTTAACGCTCCTTTCAAAATATCATTAGAACTGCCGTTCCATAATAGGGGCTGTGATTATTGCGACCTTCAGAAATTGGCAAGACGGCCTATCGCGTCTGCTGCTTCGGAAGCGCTCATACCTGCGTCGTGCGCTGTTTTGCTGAATGTTTCATACGGAATGCTATCAACCCGGAACGTAAGCGTGCTTTTGGAATATAATTCTTCCGGCTTCTTGTCCAGTTCCAGAAACAGATACGGCCCGTCTTCCGGGTCGTTTGCAATATGAAGCGTTCCAACCGGTTCTTCCTTTTTACGGTCGCTTCTTCGCGAAAGCATGACCGACAGAGCGACAACGATCAAACAGGTAAACGCTATCGCCGCTGCGATCATCGTTACTTTCCAATCCTCCATTTTCACCCTCCTTTCCGACCATGCTAAAATATCATACTTTTTCGTCGCCTGCGTGCCCTGTTTCGCGCCGTTCGGAAATATCTTTTTCGATCAGCGCTATCAGATAGGGCTTCGCTGGTTCGATTTTGACGTCAATACAACTGTCGAGCAATTCCTTTGCCCGTTCCGGTGTAACCGTAAAATCGCCTCCTTAAAACAAAAAAACAGCAGACGCTGCAACGCGCCCGCCGTTCCGGTTTCTCAAATATCATTCTTCGTCGATCAAACGACCATTATCGTCAGTTTTGATGTCGAGAAGCGGAAGAATATCATGCCGGAATACTTCCCCCACATACCACAGATCGTCTTCCAATTCCGCCGTCTGGTCCGAGCTGAGATGCATCTCTGTTCCGCTGCCTTCCCAGTTCTCCAACACGGTTCCGAGACAATCGCGGATCATGCCGTAAGAATTCCGCACTCTGTTCGTAACTTCCTGATGAACATCTGCCATCTTGCTCATTTTTCGTACCTCCGAAAATATAATATTTGGAGTCTGCCTCCATAATAGGCATTGCATTATTTGCGAGCCTTGTCCAGCAGCCAGAAGAACCTTCGATACAGCATATAGTAGACGTTCTTGCAGCATGGAAGCCCATCCTTTGCCCGCAGATGCTCATACGAATATCCATGAGTTACGGCCTTGAAGAGGTACGGCCCGATCACGTCGTCCGTCAGTTTCGCGATGCTCTGCACCAGCTCCATCCGCTCCCGGAAATATAATTTCCGTTCCGCGATCCGTTCGGTAGGGTCTCCCGGCTGCGGATTTCGGACCTCCGTCGAATATGATTGCGCCGGATACCCGTCCAGCTCCGCGTAAGCCTTCTTCCACTCCCCGTACTGCAAACAGAAGTGCCGCAGCTCATAAAACCGGTGCTTGCTGATCCGGTACTTGTTTTTTGCCGAAACTTCCGGCCTGATCTTGGTTGCCATCAAATATCAATCCTTTCATTTTTTGCCTGTATTCTAACTTAGATTAGAATTTGACGCAAAACAAAGGCGGTGGCTGTCATTTTCTGCCATAAATATCCGTCCAGCGTTTCATCGTCATCTCGCACGGAAAGTCCTCAAATCCGTCCGAGCAGACCGTGATCGTTCCTTCAACGACGCCGAATATAATTCTTTTCTCATAGTGGCGATACGGGAGCAGCGTTTCCGGAATCTCTCTCCGTACAGTTCCGCATCTTGGGCAGGCATAGCGCGGCACAAATATCACGTACCGTTTTCCGAACGCCGTCCTGACGTACCGTTTCACCCGATCCCTGTATTTCATTTCACCGCCGCATTTCTCGCACCGCATCTGCATCATCTCCGGAATATCATTTAAAAACAAAAAAGACCGCCCCGTCCCACAGGACCGAGCGGTCTCAATTTGCTGTCCATACCCCGTTTGTTTTGATTCCCGTGGGTAACACACGGGTAACATTGTTATGAAAAAAGGTGAAAAGTTATGAAAAAATATGAAACGATGATGCCACGAAATGCAAGTGAATGCAACGATTTGAGAAAATATTCGACAAAATGAAAAGCCTTTGTATAACTTCGACCCCTGTTACCCGCACCATGTTTTGATACCTCACAAACGGCTCTATTTCAACGTTTGTGGGGTTTTTGTTTTGCCCGAAAATCGCCGTGGGTATAGGTCGTGGGTATAGTTTTACTCCCGGAGTAAATTCTCGATCGTTTTCAGGGCCTTGGCGTTCGCTTTCTGAACGGCATGGGTGTAAATGTTCAAGGTGGTGCTTGTCTGGCTATGCCCAAGCAGACTTGACACAGTCGCAATGTCCGCGCCGTTCGTGATTGCCTGCGTAGCGAACGCATGCCGAAACGAATGAAGCCCTTTGAACTTCATTCCATTGTTATCGCAAAACGTGTTGAGCCACTTGTACGGAATGTTCGGGTGCATCGGTTTTCCGCACCAGGTAACAAACAATCGGTCGCTTTCATGCCATTGATCGCCGCAAGTTCTTTTCTGCTCCTCCAGTTCTGATCGCAGCTCTTCTATAATATCCACAAGATACGCAGGGAAGTGAAGCGTTCTTCGACTGTATTTGGTTTTTGGCGTCGAGGTATAAATGCCGGTAACTTTGTTCCTGTAGTTCGACGTTCGGTTGATAGATACCGTTCGGTTCTTGAAATCAAAGTCTCCGAACTCAAGCCCCATTACCTCGCCTCGTCTGAGACCGAGATACGCCATCAGCAGAAAATATAATTTGAAATTTGTCGGCGCTTTGTCTTCGATCAGACGAAGAAGTACCTGCAGCTCCTCAAGCGAATAAATATCTTTTTCAATCGGTTCTTCTTTTCTGATAGTAATGTTGCGGCACGGGTTGCTTGCGATAATGCCGCATTTGATTGCGTAATTCATCACATCCGATATGAAATATAAGTAGTTATTCTGGCTTTTTGAAGACAGTGCATGCCCCGTGCGTTTGTTTGCGCCCTCTTTTGACAGACTCAATATAAAATTCTGGATTTGCCGATAGGTTATTTTGCGAATCTCTGTTTTTCCGATCGCGTCGTATACTCTTTGCCGGAAGGTTTTCATCAATTCGATTGAGCTCTGTTTTTGTGAACCGGTTTGTTCAATGAGCTCGAACCATTCTTCTGCAAGCTGCCGAAAAGTGATATTTGCTTCGACAGTGCATTCCGCCATATTGTCTTTTCTGCTGCGGGCATCTATCTCAAACAGCACAGCTTGTTTGTTCAGCTCTGATTGAATCTGCTTTTTGGTCATGCTTTTATCGAATTTGATGGCCCCGCTTCTTTCGACGATTTGTTTACCGTTTTCGTCGAGACCGAGCGAGACTTTGATGCGGTAAGAAACCTCGCCGTTTTTTGCCACTCTTTTTTCTATTGATGCCATGATCCGTCCTCCTTACACGGGCCACGGACAGCGTCTATATTATAGGTATTTCCTGCTAATTTTGCAAGTAGCAAATCAAAATTCAGCAGTTTTTTGCGCCCGATCGCTATGTATGGAATATCATTCTCTGTGATCATCCTGCGAAGGGCTCGCTCAGTCATCGCCGTGCATGGGTCCAGTCTTTTTAGTTCCTCCATGGCCTGTTTTACGGTCCTCATTTTTGGGGCCATAAAAATATCACTCCTTTCAGAAACAATCGGAGCGCCCTCCGTGACGGAAGACGCTCCATTGATTTAAAATATCAGCTCGCTCTTTGGTTGAACAGGGTTTTGATCTGCTGCTCCACCGTAACAAGGCGTGTGTCGAAATGGTTATGCTCGCCAACCTTGCGCTCCAGTTGTTCCAACCGGTACATCATCAAAGTGTTTTGTTTTTCAAACTCCGCGATGTAGTTGGCATTCTGTTTTTCAAGCTCGGCCATGTATTTTGCATGTTGCGTTCTGCTGTTGATGATGCAGACAATCAAGGCCACCGCTGCGCTGACGAGCGCCGTGACGACGGAAGATATAATCGTGGCAGCTTCCGGTGAAATATCCATCTCAAAATACCTTCCTGCTGGTGGGATCGTTGAACACACCGAAAGCCGCAAGCACCGCGCCAACAGAACCGGTGATTTCTCTGAAACCTTCGGCGGTAATCCCGATCCTCGACCAAATATCAAAGACAGAAAACACCGTGATAATACATCCGACGATGGCCGCCCACAGAACTTTGCTTCTCAACCGGTCTCTGAGAGCCCATTTGCCGGATACTTTCGGCGCAGGCTCACTTGCGGGTGCGTTCTCGTACACCTCTTCGATAGTGGGAGTTTCCTCAAAATCTTCTTTGCGGAAGCCCTCGTCGGTCATCAGACCGGATTCAGTATTGCCCAGAGCCATGTTCACTCCTCCTTGATGATCGCGTTAAAGCCGGCGTCCTTCAGCTTTTTCTGCATCGCCTCGGCATTGGCCTTTACGCTGTAATATCCGACCTGAACACGATAGTGCTTTGTCGGAGCGGCAGGTTTGGAGGCCGCTTCCTGTTTCTGGATTTCAGCCAGATACTTTTTGACCTTTTCAACGAAGGCCGCCCAGTGAGGCAAGATAAACGCCGGGCAGTATTTTTTACTGTACCAGTCGCGATGGGTCTTCAGCTTATCGATGCCGAGGCCGTACTTGTGCAGCAAAATCGCCGCCAGTTTCGCTCCGCGCTCTTCCGCACCCTTATCGCTGCTGTTTCCGCTGCCGTCCATGACGATCTCAATAGCGACGCTCTTTGTGTTGCCTGGTCCGTTGACGCCGTCCGCAGCGTGCCAGCCCACTGTGTCGTCAGCCAGAATATGCCAGCAGCCGGTCTCGTCGATATAATAATGAACGACCACGTCGCCCATGTTATTATTGAACGTCGCGCGGGCATACTGCTCGGCGTCATTGGTTCCGGATGCTTCGTTAATATCAGGTGTGTTGTGGATCGTGATGTACTCCGGCTTGTTGCCGGGCGTGTTCAGTTTGCGGTTGGAGTAATACTTCACTCCGCTTTTGGCAGTGATGAGCTTTTCGTTGATCACAAGCCCATACAGGTTGTAGGTTTTGTCGGGTACAAGAAACATTGGAATCTCCTCCTTCTACCACGCCAGGCCCCAGCTGGCGAATTTGTTGTCAGTAAACTCTGTAGCACCATAATTGATGTACATCTCATAGTCGTCGCTGTCGATGAACTCATGATACGTGCCGTCGGCCCCCAGATGTTCTACACTGGCGACACCCGCCTGAAAGCCTGCGTTTGTAATGTCTTGAATGCGCGCACGCGAAACGTCCGGTGCGAACAACTCGATCATTACCATGCTGCGAGGCAGCAGTGGATATTCGGCTTTGTCATTGCTGTTTGCAGTTTTCACCCACTCACCTGAGTCGCTTCCGAGCGACCGGTAATAATGAATTTTCCCCGTTGAAGAATCCCTGTAGAAGCGATTCGCTGCGGAAGGCGCCTGTGCCGTATTCATCGTCACCGGATTGCAAGCGCTCTTAAACATATCAATCACTTTCGGCAACGTCGTGTCAGCTTCCCCTGAAGATATTGTGACTGCATATTTTTCCACATCGAGCCCGAATATCTGATACGCGCACTCGCTGAAGTGTTCAAAGTCGGCGAATTTCAACGTCAGCCTGTGCAATACATTATATCGCCTTGCCAATTTCTTCAGGGAATCCTCCGCTGAAAGGTAATGAGAATATAATTTGCTTGCCTCATACGGATGCATCGAGAACATCGGTTTCATCCCTGTCCGGGCGCATACATCAAACATCTCATCAATTCGCATCAGCCTTATTGCAAGACCTCTTTGTCCGATATACGCATGCCCGGCGCTTAGTTGCGCCAAAAGCCCGTATGGGATATCGTAAAAACGTTTCTTGTCATAAGCGCTGATATCCGGCAGTTCGATTGCGTGTTTCCCGTCTGCAGTATGCAGTTTTGTTCTTTCAAACTTGTCGCCTTGCTCTGGCGCAGTCAGATATAGCGCATCATCGTGATACGCGAACCACACATTGTCAGACGACCATTTCGGGATCGTGATAAACCGGGTTGCCCCGCAGGCCGCCGCAGCCTCTAACGCCTGCCTTGTGTGCGCAGCCATCTGATAAAATGAGCCGTGCGAATCGATCTCATACCCTTTATTGTATCTGTTGACCTCATCGCTGTAAATGGCCTCTACCGCCTCAATCGTCAGCGTACAACCGTTCGGTACAGTAAAATACAATCGGAGACGCGTTGCGTTGTACGGGCATGGAGGCAGCCGGAATTGATTCCTGTAGCCGTATCCGCCGCCAACGCCGACAACAAATCTCGTACCTCGCATTTTGTTCGGCTCGTTCGCGTCGTTCGGATTATAATAAACGGGCTGTATTTTTGGACGCGGTACATGGCAGGCGTCAATCCACCCTTGCGCTTCGCCTCCGTCCGTGTAACTGATTTCATAACGTCCGTTCAGCTCTGTTCCAGTTGTCAGGTAACACGTTTGGGGTGTAGTGCTGTAAGTGACATTTTTTTTGCTCAGCGTCGCAGGGTTCAGGACGCTTTCTGCATCTGAGGCATACGCCGATGCATACAGTTCCGTATTGGCCGGCGTAAACTCCATCCCTGCCGCCATGGCATATTTTGTCCTCGTCGTAATAAGTACATTCCGCGCGTCCTTCCGTACCTCCGCCTCAATATAACCATCGTCTGTCAGTACGATATTTTTTTCGTCAAGAATGATATCTGTTTGTGATCCGTCGCTTTCGTTTGACGATGTATAGATCTCCTCATACGGCGTACCCGCGTCGTTTGTCGCGTAAATATAACGCATCAGTTCGTCGCGCTCGGCGCTGTCGATGTAGGGATAAGATCCGCGCATCATGATATGTACCCGGAACCAGGCAGCCCCTTCCGGAGCGATATCATTAAGGAAAACCGACGTGTAGATGCAGTTGGTTGCGGAAATAACCTTGACGTTAAGCGCCTGTTCATCTGCGATGTCGATCGGCACGGTAGGGGCCTCCTGCCCCAGGGCTCCGTAAAAAACAATGCCGAGCTGCATATACCGAGGACCCGCAGGCCTCGGTTTAACATGATTATTCGTGAGCCATACGCAAATGTTATCCTGCTCGTTATACGGAGCGAAACCGCTCAGCGCCCGGGTGTTATTAGCCTCAACGCCTGTCGTCGACTTATACGTCTTTCTTTCCCACGCCAGAGGCAGGACCGGCCCATGCATGGCCAGCGCCATATTCTGCGCATACTGCCCCTGCGCCTCGGCCGCCGTCAGCCGTTCCAACACCGGCGCTGCAAACGCCTTAAACTCCTCGCCGGTAGTATTGATGCGCCTCCAGTCGTCATAATCAACCGTGGTGGTGCTGTGTCTCTCTCTTGCGGAGACACACCCGGTATCCGTCCCGTAGAAAAACTGCCACCTGTTGGACTGCGTTGACGTCGACTTAACCTGCAGCATCAACCCTTTTGTCTCGTCCCCAGGCATGTCGCCATAATAGACGCCGGTGGTTGCGCTTCTGGCGCAGTAGTATATGGTATTATCCTGATCACAGTCTGCGAGATAATATTTATATTTTCCGTCGACTATGCGCGGCGTAAATACAGCATGGAAGATCTTCGGCTCTTTGGTAAACGCCGTACTATCGAGCCTCGTAAGCACTTCCGCTGCTCCTTTGAGAGCGGAAGCGTCATTGTCCACAGCGCTGAAAAACGCCCAATACAGCAGCATCAGTTTCAGAATATGGTCCTTGACGTCAAAGCCGTAATCAGCGTTATTATACGTGATCGCGACCCCGCTGTACTCCTGACCGGCAATCCGAAAAATCTCCTCAGCCAGCTCATCTGCTGTTTTTCCGTCTATATAGGTATCATAAAATGCTTTGATTTCAGCGTTTGTCATAATCTCGTTCCTTTCTCCGCCACATAATCGCTCAGCAGCGGGGTTTTGTTTCCGAGGGTCAATTTGGTTGATGCGGCATCCAGCATATTGAGTCCAAGTTTCGTCAGGCGCTGGTAATACTGTTCCAGCCCGAGCCACGGAATATCAATCGGGTAATAGTTTCCGAGCTCCGGCGCTTTCCCTTCCCGCCGGATGACTCTCGGGTCTACCACCGAAATATCAAAGGAAAGAAATGACGCCAACTTAGTCCGCAGCGCTTTGATCGCTTCGTCCGCCATGTACTGCGTCCGTCTGCTCACTTGGACGCCCGCCACGTCGACTTCGAGATAGAAAACAATGTTGCCGTATTCCTTTTTGGCTTCTGTATTCCAGATGACGCCGGTCTCATAATCCGCTTCAAACCCGTAAGACATAAGCGGCGCAACCGCTTCCGTATCCCTGGTCCAGAGCTCGTTCTCATACCGGTAAATGCCGCCCTTTACATAAGTAATGTCGTACTTCTGTCCGGTGCCTCGACCGACGTATTGATAGATCTTGTTCGTATCCGTCATGTCCTGCGGCGTTGGCGCGTAATCAAACTCAACCTCATCCCATGGCTCTTCAGGCTCATATGCTTTCCATCTGCCAGCGTCCGGATTGAATTTGTATAGTCCGCCTTTGTTTGTCTGCTGGTCCGGCGTATGATACGATTCGTTCACCCCGACATACTTATACACTGCGGTTTTATCGGTCATTTGCTGGGGGGTGTCAACCTCTTTACCGAACAGCCTTTGCAGCGACAGATCATACTCGGGATTTTCACCTTCATCGTCATTGGAGCCTTTCCAAACGCCTTTTGCATAAACGCCCGTCACGATGTTGTCGCATGTGACGGTTTTCTTTGCGTCAAGGATGTTTTCCCCATATTTCACGTAAAAATCGTCACTCGGCACACCGGAATCGGTAGTCAGATCCAGATAATAAATGCCGTCGCGTTCAACGGTTTTCGCAAAAGCTCCCGTTTCTGAAATCCATTTCTGGAGATTGGAATAGCAACTGTCAACAGAGGCATTGTCAACGTCCGAGTCCGCTTCGCATTTGCCGAGAAATATCCGCCTTTCCGGAGAAACAAAATGATTGTAATTGACGGTTTCCTTGACCCAGCGCGTGCCGTTGAAGCTATAGATGCCTCCGTTCTGGTAAGATTCTTCCTCGCCCATATATCGGTACGCGGCGTTTTTATCCGTCATTTCCTGAGGGAATTTGACCTCCGTATACTGCCCTTCGGGATAGACGACAGGCGTTTCTGTCCACCCGCTGCCGGATTCGTAAATATAATACTTATACGGACGATATCTGACGCCGTTTCCGGTATAGTGATACCGGATTCGCTGGTTGGTCATGTACTGTGGGAAAGTCACATCATCGACTCCGGAGGAAATTCTGCTGACAGGAAATGGCGTGCCGTCGATCACAACCGCGCCGGATGGGAAAGATGCCCAATTGTTGGGGGCGACGGTTTCCTGTACCCATCGGTCTCCGTTAAAACCGTACACGTCCCCGTTCCGGTAAGATTCTTCCTCGCCCATATATCGGTACGCAGCCGAGATATCTGTCATATCCTGCGGAGACTGTACTTCAATTAAGCTCTCCGTCGGGTCCAGATAAGCGCCATTATCTGCCGTCCATCCGGTTCCCGGTTCGTACTGATAGATTTCACCTGGAACGTACCGAACATCGCCTCCCGTATAGCGGTAGCAAAGGCCCGTGTTTTTCATGTCCTGCGGATAAAACGCCTCGACGACGCCATAGGATCCACCGTCAATAACGACCGCGTTGAACACAACCGGATATTCTTGCCCGTTGTAGAAAATCTTTCCGCCAAGAGTATCATATTTTTTGCCGTCAATAACGACGCAGGGGTATTGTCCGTTTGAGTCTCTCCCAAGGATCGCGTGCGCCATGGCGCGGACTGTCGTTCTGCCTCCGCTGGAGACTCGCATGGAAACACCGTAGTCAGGACCGCTGGCCGTTGTATAGACGATCGTTTCCTCAACCCCGCCGATGCTCCAGAACAGTCCTCCGCCGCCGCGTCCTACGTTCGACCACGACCATCGCGGCGCCAGCGTATAATGGACAATACAGAAATCCAGTTCGCCGAGCGTCGTATTCTCCGCTTCCCCGATCACGGTAACAGGTTCGTTCGGGTCAAAAGTTCCCTCAATACCGGACCACTTCGGATTGTCTCCGGCGATCAGATTGATGTTTCCGATGTATCTGGCGACGGCGGTCAGTTCCTCACGCTCACGTACGTACAGGTAGGCGTCCGGCGATATGACTTGATTGAGAACGTTCAACGCTTCGCGCGCGTATATCGTGCCATGGGTCCGCTGCCCGTACATGGCCACGGTATAAACGCAGGTTTTCATCGGTATCTCATACTTTTTCGTATACAGCCGGTTGTCGAACTCGACGGTAAACGTCTTGCCGACTTCCGACGCTTTGAATCGGTAATCGATGAACTGCGTGCCGTCGTCCTGGTGGTGATAATACAGGTAATTATTGTAGAAATAGCCGGGTTCCTTCGCCGAGCGCCAGACGGTCTGCTCCGGTGAGTTCCCGTCCTTCCTGTAAGTACGGTTTTCATAATACCGGTTAAACCTGCTTTGCTTGTCCACTCTCGGCAGCAGGTCCCCCTCCGGGATCATCCTCAGATGGATCGGCTCCCAGGCGGATTCCGTACCGATTTTGTAGTCCGTTTCTTCCTTGGTGAGCTGAGAGAAAATGTCCGGAATATCCGCCAGAAATTTCAGATCCCCCTCACAGGTGATACGCGTTGACAGGTCAAACGTCGTTTCGATCGAAATGGGCCTTCCGCGGAATATCAGTGTTTCCTCTCCGTCGCTGATCTCGGTGACGGTAACCGTTGACGCCAGCATCCGCACCTTAGCGGCGTTCGGGTTCGTGCACGGAAGCGTCAGCTGCAGCGTGCCCTCGAACATGCCTCCGTTGATCTCTTTGTCGAGCTGCGCCTCCGTCGCGTCATATCCCGGCGCCGTCTGGTCAAATAACGTAAATCCGTCGCAATCCACGCGGTAAAGCAAGCTCATAACGTCCCACCTCTCATGGATACGGAAATCTCGGGAACGGCCGCCGAGCTGAAATCGAATCCTCTGCGCAGGTGCACATAGGAGGCGGTTCCGTCCCGCAGCGTTTTGCACCGGCTGATATCAATGACTTCGTAGCTGACGGGGTCTCTGTGCGCGTATACGTTTACCCATGTCTCGCCGTCGATGCTTGCCTGCACGATTCCCGCTGCGGCCGTCTCCTGACACAGGTACAGATATTCCGCAACGCCTGGAAGCAGGCCTTCGATATCGCTCAGTTGCAGCGCTTTTCCGGCCGTGTCGCCTGCGGCTTTCTCCTCCGACAGGGAATATAATTTTGACAGCAGTTTGGCGGCTTCTTCCGCGACGACCTGCAGCGCGCTGTTGTTCGGCATGGCGCCTGACGTTGCGCCGATGGCGTCAATAAGGGAATACTCCGTCCCCAGTACCTTCCAGTCCGGTGCAAGCATCTTACGGAGCACCTGCGGCCATACGGAGTGATCCCCCGGATTCGACGGGCGTTCGGGTAAATCCGGGCTGTCCGGCCAATCAACATAAGCGCTGCCAAAATCGGGAACGCTTCCGTATTTAGCGTCCTCGACCGTATTCCACCGGACAGGGGCAGCAGATACAAGATCAAAAATATCTTTCAGCGGATTGCTCCCGTTCATCGTCAGAAGCACGATGACACTGTCGTAATTTGCCGCGAAAAAGGCAGGCGTCACCGGCATTGAGAACGTGTAAGGCGTCATAATCGGAAGCGTCATGAAAGCTTCGTTTTCATGCGCGACCTGCACCCGGCTGTAATCCCGCAGCGTACCCTGCCGGAAGTCGAAGTCGTCCCAAAGCTGCTCCTCGTCGCTGGCCCACCGCTCATACTTGAACGGGTCAAGCGTATAGGTGAGCTTCACCGTATCCCCGAATTCACCGGGCTCCAGATCGCTCACGTCGAAAAAGCCCTTGTAGTAATAATACCGGTCATCACGCAGCACCGCGAACCGTTCCTGCCCGTGGAGATACCGCATCATATCGGAATAGATGGCCGGCCAGTCGTCAATGTAGTCGGGGTCGAGAACGAACTCGATATCGCCGGTCCGCGCCCCGTACACGGGCCTGCCGAACGTGTATTTGTTGACGTTGACAAGCCCGTGCCGCCCCGGGATCTCAAGAAGGTTCTGTTTGTGTTCCGGCGGTTGAAATATCGCTTTGCCGGTGGGTATCAGATGCCACCGCTCCCAGGTATCGGGGCAATCTTCGGGGTTGTCCGGGCTGTCGAAAAGAAATGTACCGACACGGCTTTCGTCCGGGTAGAACCGTATCGAATGTTCACCGAAATACATACTACCGCCTCGCTTTCAGCGCCGCGCGTCTGCCGAGCTCACGGTCCATGGGGCTTGCCAGTGTTCCCACCAGCTCCCCGGTGTCCATGCGCACCTGCATATTGGCGAGCCTTTCATTGAAATCAGCCATGTCTTTTCTCAGTCCTTTCAGTTCGTTCAGCGTCCGGTCGTCGGCCCTGTCGGAGCGGCTGTAGTCCGGCATGATCCCGGAAATATCCATCCTCCCGACGCTGACCCGCGCGCTGTCCAGCATATCGCGCAGCCTGCTCGCGTCATTTTGAATCTGTGACAGATCCATCACCGGCGTGATCGTCATCGCGTCGTCAAACTCACCGGAGAGAATATCCGAGATAGAGGAGAGGGGAGCGGTGAGTCCGTTCTCTGCCGCTTTTGCGGTAACGGCTCCTGCTCTCTCCACTTCTTTTGTTTTGTCGTAGATAGCGTTGATATAGCCGTCTACCGTATATTCGCCGTCGCGGTAAGTGACCTTTGAGGGCGATTCGATCTCCATCGTGTTACGGAGACCAAGATTGTAGGATTCCGCGATCCTTGCTCCTGCGTTGTAGGCGTCCTGTCTCCGAAGGTCGCTGGCGTTGACAAAACCGTCGACGGCGTTATTGGCAGCGCTCTCAAACGCATCCTTTTTGGAATCCGCTCCTGATGCGGTGCTGGCGGCGAGGGTTTCTCCCGCAGGCCGGGCTTTTTCCTCGGAATTGAGGAACGGAGTAATAAATAAGTCAACTGCGGATTCTCCTGCCTTAGGCGCTTCGTCGATGAATTTAGCTTCAAACCCGGAAACAGTTGCATTGGCGACCGTTTCGCCTCCGCCTTTGAACTGTTCTTCAGATCCTGTAATTGCGGACAGTAGCGAGTCGACGCCGCCGATACTTACCGTGCCATCCTCGCCGGCAAAAGAACTTTCAAATCCGGAAAGAAATAACGATCCGTAACCCTGTCCGGTGCCTTCCACTTCGCTCTCGTGGCCGGTAAGCGCGGAAAGAAACCCGGAAAGAGCCCCTCCGTCTTCTGAATCAGAACCGCTGAGCGCTTCCGAGAAGCCGCTGATAAAACCGTCTTTTACCTCCTTGCCGAAGCCTTTTGTTTTATCAACCAGTTTGTCTTTTTCTGCGGAGAGTTCGCTTTCAAACCCGTCGAGCAGTTTGTCAGCATGGAAGTTGCTTCCTTCGCCGAATGTTTCATTGAGATTTTCTATCCATTCGCCAATCTTATCAGATATCAATCCTCCTACCCCGGGGATCTTTTCAGCTACAGACTGAACCATGGACAGAATAAGCGCAATTCCGCCGACAACAAGATCTTTAAGCGACGCCAAGATGGTAGCGCCTATTACATTAAAAGTAGCTCCGAGCCCTTCCAGAACTCTCATGAGCACCACACCGAGTGCAAGACCGATAGTCGGTGCCCACTCGGAGAGCGCCGCGAGGATCTGAACGAGTATCGAGGCGATTAGTGACAAAATATCACCAATGTGTTCATTGATGGCTGCCAGAATGCCCTGAATCAGGGCGAGTACGATCCCGATTATCTGCGGAACCGCGGTGCTGATTGCCACCAGTGTCGCGTTGACGAAAGCCTCGACCGCCGTCACGGCATTGGCAAGCGTATCCGGACCGCCGGAAGCTGCGTCCATAATGGCCTTAAGTCCTTCCCCGAGATTCTTTAGGGCGGCGCCTACCGTCGTCAACGAAAACGTCTTGAATATCAATTGTCCGGCGGCTTTTGCGATTGCGGTCATTGCTTCCGCAGCCGCCTCTCCCTTTCCGGCGAGACTTAACTGAGAAATAATGGCAAGCGCTGCCGCGACTTTCATGAACGCAGAAGCAGCTTTGTTCAGCACCTTGCCAAGTTTTTTCATGATCGTGCCGAGAGCAATTGATAGCGCCAAAAGGCCCAACAGACCTGCCGTATTGGTAAGCAGTATGGATACCGCCGTCAGAGTTCCGAGAACTGCCACAATTGCGAGCACGGCGGTCACTATAGATTTCATGTCTATGCTGGCAAGCAAACGTATTGCCGCTGCAAGACCGATGATGGAAAGAGATGCTACTGCCATGGCCGCGGCCCCGAGCATTACTGGTCCGCCAATATATCCAAGCAAAGCAAGGGCGCCGCAAAGAACAACAAGCCCTCCGCCAAGCCCGGCCGCCGCTACTCCAAGCTCGGCCCAGTCCATCGTCCCTACGATCTTGAGAGCAGCCGCCAGCCCGATAAGAGCCGCCGATGTAATCAGCAACGCGGCTGCAGCCGATGCAGGATTATTCTCACTCAAATTGCCGAGCAATATCAATGACGCGGTCAACGCCGCTAACCCTCCGGCCATTCCGGCAAGAGCGACGCCGAGCTCGCTCCATTCCATCGCGCCGAGCAGTTTCAGAACAAACGCCATAACGACAGTAGCTGAGGCGACCTTTTTAAGCGCAGATGAAACATTTTTCAGACCGGAGCCGTCTTTGATTGTTGATGCCATCGCAGAAAATGCGATCATGTACCCCATCATCCATCCGATGGCCGCGAGCCCGTTTTGAAGAGACTCGCCGTCGATCGACGATACGATCCATAATGATGCCGACAGAACGAGAATCGCCTGGCTGATCTGATTCATCGCTCCAACGATGGATATCATGGACTTGATTGCTTTCTTACCGGAAAATACTTTTGACAGCACTACCGTCATACCGGCGATCTCAGTCATCAGTACAGCCAGCGCGACAAGACTTGATCCGAGGCGATCCGGGTTAATAACTGAAATAGCCACAAGAGCGCCGGCAAGCATCAGGAGCGCTTTTGCGACTTTCTCGATGATTTCCACGTTTTTCAACATTGACATCTTTTCGAGATAGTCGTTAAGAGGCTCAAATATCCCTTTCAGCTTGTCTGCAAAGCCGCCGAAAAGTCCTTTAAGATCGATGTTGCTCTTAAAGGATTCGATCACGTTAGTAAGCGCTTTTGACGCGGTCTTTATCATTACGACGAGCCCGGCAAGAATCCCGGCTCCTGCCGCAGGACTGGTGAATCCTCCGGCGAAAGCTCCTTTCAAACCGTCCTTAAGATTAGAGAACAGTTCTTTGACCTTGTCGACTACCGGGCTGAGTCTCTCCTTCAGCCGGTCAATAACATTGTTGAACCGTTCTAAAAGAGAAATATGTCCTTCCGCGCCGTTTCTTCCGATTCGATCAAACAGCCCTTTGACTTTCTCGGCAATATCAGAGAACGACTGTCCGATAGCAGAAAGAAGGCTACTGGTTCTGACAAACTCGGCGACCTTCGACAGAAAGTCACCCAATTTGCCGGTAAGAGTCAGAAATCCGCTTATCAGCTTCGGAATAACGCTTTCACCGAGGCTCCCGAGGCTCTTGACAAACGGCGCGATTCTTACGGCCAACGACCCGAACAGCGAAAGCGCTCCGTGGATCAGCTTGCCGATATCACCGGCATGATCGGATAGAATCTGACCGAGTCCTCCGGCAATATTGGCAACCCCGCTGACGACTTTCGGGATAAGGGACGCTCCGAGTTTGCCGAGACCGGCAATAAACGGCGAAACGCTTCCCCAAACAGAATGCAGGACAGCCCCGATGCCGTGCGCCAGCTTCGCGAAATCGGTAGCGTGGTCGACGATAGGGCCAAGAACATCACTCTGGACAAAGTCCCAGATTTTGCGGAATACGCCGTCGACAAGCACCAAAGCTCCTGATATGGTGTTTGATACTTTCTGCCAGATGCTGTCCGCTTCCAGGCCTTTTTCCTCCGCTTTTTCGGCGTTCTTCTCAGTTTCTTCAGTGTCGGCGTCTTCTTTTTTCTCTTCCTTCGGCAGACCGTATTTGATGTTGTGCAGCTCATCCCCGATATGCTTCCAATGCTGGAGCAAGGCGTTTCCCTTGTCCAGAGCCGGCTGCATCTTGCCGATTGTCTTTTCACCAAGATCACCAAGAGCCCCGAAAAATCCTTTGATAGGCTCGGTCATCCATTTGAACGAACCGAGAACGTCCGTAATATTCTTGACGATATCCTTGACGTGCTTGAAGGTATCTATCGTATCGGTTACGCCGATAGATATGGTCTCAAAAATATCACTGAAGATGGCGAGCTGCGCTCCGTTCAGTTCCAGTCCTTTGAAAAAACCGGCGATCTTTGAAGTCCATTCTGCCATCTTTTCGGCGGCGGAGGCTCCGGCAAGCGTCCAGTCGACAAACCACTGTACGCCGTCCCTGGCCGCCTGGATCACGTTGAACAGATTGGTGAGCGCGCCGGTAAGCGTATCGATCAAAAGATCTCGCCCGCCGAGCTTGTCCCAGCCTTCAAGAAGCGCATTTCGGTCGTCCGCCATCTTGTTGAGAAACGGGCTGACGATACCGTCGATCGACGTCCAAAGCTTTTTTGCCTCTTCAAAGTCGCCGATAATGATCTCGAACGTCCTTGCCCAGCCGCTTCCTACCGCTTCTTTCCACGCGCCGATCACCTGCGTCCAGGTGGTGAAGTCTTGCGCCGCATGCATGGCTCTCTGACCGAGATCCGTCGTCTCATCTGCGTATTTTGCCAGCGTTTTTGTCAGAACGTCGGTTGTCATCCACTGTGCGGAAAGACTGTCGTTGAACCGGTATGTCTCGGTAAATGCTTCGCTGACCTTTCCGTTCATGTCGGTTGTTGTGGAGATATATTTGTCTCCTTCCTTACGCACAGTTCCAAGCTCGACCGCGGTTTTGATCAGCTCGTTTTTGAATTCCTTCGTCGCCATGTTGGCGTTTTCGATGGATTTCCAGTCGATCAACTTAACGGAGCCTGAAGAAAGCGCCTGGGAAAAGTTGTACATGGCGTGACTGGCCTGCTGGGCGTTTGCCCCCGAAAGCGCCGCCTCGTTGGAGATACCCTTGATGGCCGCTACCGCGTCGTTAAGGGATACCCCGGCATTCGTGAACTTACCGATGCTGGACGTCATATCGCTGAAGGAATAGATCGTTTGGTCGGCGTAGTCGTTCAGCTCGCCGAGGTACCTGTTGACCGTCTCCAGGCTCTCCCCCGTACTGGCCATGATGGTCTGAACGGACCCCATTTTGAGTTCATACTCGTTGAAACCGGCCCCGATCTGATCCACCGTAAGCGATTTTGCAATACGGATCCCGGTGTCGGCGGCTTTCTGCCCGATACGCTCCAGCGCCCCGAAGGCGACCGCCTCCAGTGAGGAAAATTTCCCCATGACCGTCCCGAGCGCGTTTGCCATAGGCGAAGAAGAAAACCGGTCGAAGGAATTCTGCACCTTCTCCATGCTGCTTTGCAGCGTTTTCGCGGCGTCACGGAAATCAAGGTTGTTCTTCAGCGACTCCACGGCAGACATGGCGACTTTGGCCGCAGCTACGAACCCCTGATGCTTCAGGTCCATGTTGACGACCTGATTGAATATCTCTTTATTCACCGCTGTGTCAGCTCCTTCCATGCGTCGCTTGCTATCTTTTCAAATACCGGCTTCAGTGCTGGGTTGATATAGTCGATCCCCTGCACGTATCCGCCGGTGCCGGTTCCGTGCCCGTATTGCAATATCACAGCAATATTGACGCCGTCGTTCACGTTGTCGTTGGTCCAGATCAATGACAGATCGCCCCGGTCGCCTGTGATCTGATAACGCCAGGCTCCGGCAGTGTTTCCGCTGTCTTTCGGCGTCGCCTCTGCAAGAGCCCGCACGCCTTCTTCACCGTATCGCTTCAGCACTCTCCGGAAGTCGGCGTTTGAAACGGACCGAAGCCGTTTTTCGAGCTTCTCCAGCTCTCTGTTCCTGGTTACGATCAGCTTCATTTTGAATCAACTCCGTTATCCGTGGCCGAAGCCACGCTTCGGCGTGCTGCCTGACATTCTTTTTACATATGCCGCACCGATAGCGACGGTCGCTCCGGTGACGGCGACAGCAGCCGTCGCTTCCATAAATTTGATCATTGCCGCCGTTTTGGCAACCTTTTTGCCGACTGCGATCGCCTGCGGCGCAACGTTCTGCTGGAGCCAATCTGCCCGCTGCCGCATGACGGCCCCCCGTTCGGACCGAAGAGCCGTTTTCTGTGCAAGACGGATCCTTCTGGCGCTCGCAAGCTCCGCTGAACTCTGTATTTTATCGCTGATAGCTCTGTTCCGCGCGGCTTTTTTCAACGTGCCGTCAAGGTTCTGAAAACGCCTGACGCCCCACTTCTGCCCGAGAATACCGTGATGACAGAGTTCATCTTCTCTGATTACTGTCCACATATATCGTTTTTCCTCCCAAAAAAGAAAAGGGCCTGTTCAGCCCTTCTGATTGGTTTCGGTAGTGTTTCCTGCTGTTATCGAGTATGTACGACCGGTATCGCGATTGGCAACCTCCAGTTTTTTCATCGGTTCCACGTTGATGTTGATTCTGGTGTTGCTCACGATTTTCAGCGCGATCAACGACGCTAATAGTTTCATATCACTGCCTCCTTTCCATAATAGAGGCTGTGATTTTTGCGTCTACCCCCTGCTCCCGCTCTTCGCCCGTCTCGCCGCGTTGAGCGCCGCCTGGTGCTTCAGCGCGTCGCCCCGGCTCATCTTCTTCTGCGGCCCCTTCCGGATCCCGCACACCTTCAGCAGCGTCATCAGCCGGTTGAAGTGCCACTTGTCGCACTCAAAGGGCACGCCGTATTCGGCCATCATGAAGTAGATTTCCTCGCTGGTGACTTTCTTGCTCCTTTTCGGGCCGCTGTCCTTCCCGAAGGTCGTCGCCGTCATCGGGTCATTGAGGTATTCCTCGATCCTGCCCCAGTCCGCAGCGGTCAGCCGTGCCAGAACGGAAATATCCACATCCTCGTCGCACATACACCGCACGTAGTCCAGCGTCTCTTCCTCTGTTTTTCTGCTGTTAAGAAACGCCTTCTTCCACTTCATTTCCCATTTTGAAATGGAGAAGAGCGAGTGCTCCAGATGCAGCACCCGCCCCTCCGCGTAGTTGAATTCGTTTGTTTCCGGGTCGAAATACTCTGCGCCCGGCACCTCCAGCGTAAGCATGGCCCTCGTCAGGTCTCAAGCTTCTTGATCAGCGGGCCGTCTTCGGTCTTGATACCGGAGAGCACGCCCTTCACGAAAGCGTCCGCCGCTTCCGGCGTGTTCAGCACCTCGTCGAACAGCGTATCAAAGGCCAGGCTCTGGTAGAAATCCTTCGCCGCCTCGTCGCTCTTCTCGAAGCGCCTGCCGTCCTCGCTCTTCCGGCCGTAGGCCTTCAGGATAAAGTCCTTGTAGAACACGCCCAGCTTGGAGTATTCCTTGCGCTCCTGCATCCGTTTCAGATGCTTGTCCAGCTTGCCGCCGTAGCGCTTGTTCAGCTCCATCAGCTCCGCCTTGTTCAGGTTGAAGTACAGATCCTCGCTGACCTTCTCCCCGTCCCAGTCGGTGTAGTTTACTGTCTTTTTAATCATCTCTGGTCAACTCCTTTTTTTTTTTGATTAGTCCCCGGTCGCTTCCGTAAACACGACGGTATCGGTTTCTGCGAGATCGTCCGCTAACAGCAGCGACTCTCCGTCTCCACCGACGCGGGCGCGCATCTCGAACTTGTAGACAACCATGCCGGCAGATTCGACGGCAATCCTGGTGGCGACAAAAGACAGGATATTTGTCACGTCAACAACGTAATCCGCGTCGGATTCATCGTCGTGCCTCGAAACAGGCGTCGATAGTTTCAGCAGTTTCCCGGCGCAGGCGGCCCCGTACAATTCTCCGGCCGTTTTGTCCAGCGTGATGGTCGTCTTTCCAGTCTGCGCGTCTGTGACGAGCGTTCCTTCCGCCTCCAGCGGCGCGTTGGAAGCGCCCCCGCCGCCCGCGTTCTCCACGGCCTCCGCCGCAGCCTTTTCGATCCGCGTTTTTGCGTTGGCTGCCGCACCGGCCACCCCGCACAGGATCTTCTGCAGCCTTGTTTTGGGAGTAAAATCACTCATTTTGAATTTCCTCCTCAGGCGTTAATTCGCGGTGAGAATCGTGTAGATATCATCGGGCAGCAGGATGTGGGGCGCGTTGCCGGCGGAACCGGTGCCGGTCTTGCCGTACAGCGCGTCTTCGATCTTCGCCAGCTTCGCCGCGTCGACCTTGTGGCTGTCGATCTCGATCGCGCCCATGGGACGGAAACCGGAGGCTTTCGTCAGCTTGACGGGGGAAGCGGTGTACTCCCAGCTCATCTCCTCCAGATCGGGGTCCTCGTTGATGGTGTCGTGGGTCTTGGAACTGGGGTCCACGGTCGCGCCGTAGACGATGTGGATCACGTAGTGCTCGCGCTCCGTGCCGTCGATGGCCTTCACACCTTCAAAATCCTCACCCTCGCCGACATGGTTGCGGTAGGTAAAGCCGAAGGGCCGTCTCTTCTGCTGTCTCGCGAACACACCGCTGCCGGTCACCAGTTCCTTGCTGCCGTCGCACTCGGCGAACTTGTCCGGGTAGGTATAGGCCTTGATAGTGCCCTTTTCCTTCTCAACGCCGCGGAAGGATGCGTACAGGTTGTTGTTGGCGTAGAATTCTTTCAGATCGGCGCCTTCGGGATTGTCCTCCACGCCGGTCAGGCCGTTCCAGGCCTCGCCGGTCTCATAAGTACCGTCGGGATTCATGGGATAAACGACGCATCTGTCCGCGCCCGCTTCATAGTAGTGCTCGCCGGGCTCGTCCCACGTCAGTCTCGTATACTCAGTATCAGGCATAGAAATATCCTCCTAAATTGATATCAAACGGCTCAGCGAGCCGCCCAGCCGTCAGGCCGTAACAAAATCCGGATCCGTGGGTCGGATCCTTCGTCTCACCAGTAGATCCCGAACACCCAATGGTGCAGGTTGTCCGCCACGTAATGACGGTCAAAGCTGCAAAAAGGCAATTCCATCAGGTCGAACGGGATCCTGCTGTCGGGGTCCCTGTCGATGCCGGTCACTGTGTACCGGGGCTTCTTCATATACCGCCGGTTTCCCGCGTGGACCGAATAAAACCGCGACAGCTCATAAACGATGCACGGATACGTCATCCTGGCCGACGCGGGGGGCTGGTAATACACGTTCGGCACGATCATTTTGAATTTCCGGCTCAGTTCCAGCCGGTGCTCCGTAATCTCCGAATTATCCATTGTACACATCCCCCAGCGTCAGTATCAGGCGGGGCCGCTGAAGGTCGACGCTCGTCACCTTCCATTTCACCCCGCCCATCACCACGTAGCGCACGGCCCCGTAGTGCTCAAGGCAGAAACCGTCGGCGATGATGCTGACCTGATTGTTCAGCACCACATTGTCGTTCACACTCACGCCGTTTTCCCAGCGCCGGACGTTCCGCAGAATATCCCCGCGATAGAACCGCTCCTTCGTCTCCTCGGCCCAGACGTCATTGCCGTCTCCCGGGTCCTTCACGAGGGCGAATCCTACCATACCGGCAAACCTCGCCACAGCTCCCGCCTCCTTTTGTAACACGCCGTATCACGGCGTCATAAAATCGTAGCACGCTGCCTTGCAGCGTTCGCAACTGCGATTCCTTATCAACCGGCCGCCTTCAGCAGCGTGATAGCGCTGAAGGGCTTCACCAGAGCCCCGCTCATACGGCACTCCATCAGGTACTTGTACTGGTTGTAGTCGATGTCGAAATCGTCGAACAGGGTCGTCTCACCGCCCTTGTCGGCGCCCACGTTGTAGTCGTTCAGGTTGACGATCACGCCGATCAGGTCGTTGCCGTCGATCTTGTAGCCCTCCATGGGTTCCACGGTCACGATATCCTTCACGCGCAGGGCCGTCGCCAGCTCGGCTTCGGTCTTATACATACGGTGGCCGATCTCGTCTTCGATCAGCAGCATCTCGGTCAGTACGTCCTCGGTGGTGAAGAAGGTGGGGTTGCCGCTGCCCTTGTACTCCTTGCGGGCTCTCAGAGCCTCTTTGATGTACTGCTTGGCGGTATAGCTCGCCTCGTCCTTCGCCTCGGCCGCCTCTTCGGGGTCGATGGTGATGATCTTCTTGATGTTGAACAGGGGCACGTCCTTCACGATGGGCCGGACATGGCTCTCCTGGATCTTATCCTCGGAATCGGCAGGTCTGCCGTCGCCGATCAGGATGGCCCGGGCCTTTTCCTCGTCCAGCATACCGCGCATCTCGCCCTTCAGCCAGGCCACCAGGTCGAAGTCGGTGATGTCGAGAATATCATCCCGGTCCAGCTTCTGCTTCTTGTAGATGGTCTGGGGGTCGGTGGTGCGCCTCAGGGTCGTGAAGACCTCTTCCTTCTTCTGGTGGCCCTTGATGTAACCCTTCGCCCGCGCCTCGTCCTCGGTGATGTTGGCGTAGGTGCTGCGCACACGGCTGAAGGGGCTCTTCTTGACGCCTGCCATGACCTTGGCCACCCAACCGGTGTCTCTCTTGATGAACTCGGGCGGGTTGTTCAGGTTGTGGTACTCGGGCAGCAGCATGGAAATATCATTCACACCGTAGGTCTGCGTGCCGGTAGCCACGTCCATGCCGTCGGTGGGAATGGTGCCGGCATGTGCCAGTACGCCGCCCTCCAGATGCTCATTGACCGCCTCTCTCAGGCTGCCCAGCCGCTTCGCGTCACGGAAAATGGCCTCCATGTCGCTGTGGGAAAGATAGTTGCCGCCCTGCGCGGCGTCGTTGTCGAACACGTTGTGTTTCACGGTCTCGTCCTCCTCGTCTTCTTCGTCGTCGCTGCCGGCGCGTTCGTTTTCGATCGCCTGACCGATCAGCGCGTACATTACGTTTTTCTGTTCCTCGGTCATCTCGTCGATAACGTCCTGAACAGTTCTTTCTTTGTTGTCAGCCATAGGTTTGTCTTCCTCGCTTTCTTTTTTATCTGCTTCCGCATGGGCCATATGATCCTCGCCGTCGCTCAATTCCGCATTCTGCATTCCGCATTCCGAATTGTCGTCGTGCTCAAGGTCGTCCCACGCCGGTTCATAGATCCTCTGCCACGCCGCGTCCGTGACCTCCAGCCCGTCCTCCATGTTGAGGAACACGCCGATGTCCTCCGCGCCGTCGCGGTGGGCCAGCACCTCTTCGATGTAGGCCCCGGGGTTCGCGCCGGCCAGCACAAGGGATACCTCTTTGATCTCGCCGTGGCTCACTTCGCCGGTGCGCTTGTCCTGTTTCAGGTGGTTCGCGTAGATGGAAAGTCCCACGATATCCCCGTGGCACACCAGCTCCCGGCTCGTCTCGCCTGCCGTGGTGGTGTTGAAGTAGCAGTCCGTCCACACGCCGTCTTCCCGGCAGTGCAGGTCCGCATGACCCAGCACCCGTTCGGGGTTGTCGTGCTCATGGTTCCACACCAGCGGCACCCGCGCCCCGTCGCAGTCGAAAGCGCCCTTCAGGATGGTCCTCCCGTCCGAGCATTTCCGCCCGAACCGCGTCGCCCACCCGCTGAAATCGGGTTTTCGTTTACCCATTTTGAATTTTCACCTCTGTAGCACGGCGCCTCGCGCCGTTAATGTAACACTCCGCGGCTTATTCTGGCGACTCCGGCGGATTGCCTCCGTTCAGCAGCGCCGCCTCCGCTTCCTTGCTCTTCGCCAGGTTCGGGTTGGCCAGCTCGTCCGCCCGCTGGTCTTCATTCGGCTTCATGCCGATCTTCTGGCGGATCTCGTTGCTGGTCATGATCTCGTTGCGCCGCATCTTGTCGCCGATCTCCGCCATCTGGCTCACCGGGATCAGCCGGAACGGATCGCGGAAATACTCGATGCTCTGCCCCTGGGTCCTTGCGGTCTTCGTCAGGAACTTGTACTTCATCTCGTCGGCGATAGCGGCCACAATGGGCTCCACCGTCCGGCTGAAGTAGTTCTGCATCGTGTTTTCGTCGGCGCTGCCGTCCAGCACCCCCTGCGTAATGCCAAGCTGGCTGAGCAGCAGGTTCGTCAGGTATTCCACCTGTTTGAGCAGATTGTTTTCGATAGGCCGGTTCAGCTGCGTCACCTTCTCGGTGCCGTCGATGTACCCGATGCCGAGCTTGCTGCCCTCCAGCTGTTTCTCCAGCGCCTCGCGCCGTTCCTCGGCCTGCTTCTTTTTCAGTTCGCCTTTGACCACGTAGGGCAGCTGGATGATCAGGTCCAGCTTGCTGCTGCCCAGCTTGTCGTCCACCGTGTCCAGCAGATTGAGTTTTCTCACCAGCCGCTGCATGGTGGAATTGCGGGCGTTCATCACGGCGTAGAAGGGGTTCTCGATGATGCCGGTCGTCAGCTTTTCGACCATGACCTCTTCTTCCTTGCCGGTGCGCTCGTTGTAGACCTTTACTTTCACGACCGCCGGATGCCACTCGGTGACCTTTCCAGTGCGAAGGCTCAGTACGTCGAATGCCCCGGTGCGCGGGTCCACGTTCGTGTCCACCGGCACGGCCGCCACGCATCCCTCGTCCATCATACTCATGGCAAGGTCCTGCACAAAGGCCCGGCTCGTCTGGTCAAGATTCGCACGCAGCGTCAGGCAGTCGTTGAGAGGGGAGTTCTTGTCCTGCATATAGCGGCCCTGCTCGTCCAGCACAACGTGCCGGATATCGATGCTCGCCGCGTCCAGCGCGATGCGGTTATAGATCGCGGTAATGATGCTCCGCTCGTTCCCGCCCGTAAGCCTGGGCCTGTCCGGCCTGCTGTAAAACGCCTCTCCCCAGTCCCGCCGATAAACGCTCGTCGGGTCCTTGTTAAAAAAAATGTTCCAGGCCTTTTTAAACCTGGAACCGATCGAATCGTTCATATTCATTTACTCCATCCGGTCATAGCAACACTCGGCGCGGATCTTCACCGCCATCGTTTGAACTACAGAGAATTCGCCTCGGTCACCAGCCATTCACGCATTGCCTTACGACCCTTTATAGATGGATCACTCCATTTTGAATTTTTATATATGCTACCGGGACGTTAATAATACATGGGCTGTCCTGCTCCGGCAGCATAACCAGCCGCCGCAGCCGCCGCAGCCGCCATTTGCTGCGACTTACGAATCGCCTTTGCAGTAAAAGCAGTTCCGCGTTCGATCACGGCTTTGTCCGTAACGACCTCAACATATCGTTTTTTTAGCATGGCTTTCGCATATACTTTTGCGGCAGCATTGTCCATTTTTTTTCTTTTTGGTATACCTCGAAGCTTTATACGCTGCCTTGGCCTCTACCTTATTGGCGTAAAGAGGCTTTTTAGTATCTTTGGTGCGGTTTTTCCAGTCAGCCTTTGCATCTTGGTATTCTGCTTTAGACGTAGCTTTATTGTATCTCTTTACGGCGTTCGCTGTAATTCGGCCGTGTTTTCTGTCCCCGATTTCACCGTGCGCGTGTTTCTCGTCAGCACTCCAGATTGTGTTTTCGTATCGGTCTTTTTCCGCATTCAGCTTGTTTTGCCGCTTCTTCCCGGGCCGCCGTCAGAGTCCCGTCAGGATTCTGAAACCGCCTGACACCCCACTTCTGACCTTTGATGCCGTGATGATAGAGTTCGTCCTCTTTGATTACATACCACATAAAGTTATCCCCCAGTATAGGATCAAAAAAATAGTTTCTATTGTTATTGACAAGTTTATTGTCGCAATGTAAAATGTACAGGTAAATGGATTTATCTACTGTGAAAGGAGCTATTGCATGTCAAGCATTCTGGATTACTATGCCCCGCCGAATAAAAAGGACAGAGGCTGCGACTGGACCTGCGATTTCTGCGGCAATTCTTTGAACAAACAGCACGGATTTACCTGTAAGACCGGGCGTTGGACGTGCACAATATGCGGCACTGAAAACGACGTATCGACAGACAACATCCGATTTTTCGGAGAAGAATAGGAGAATCGCAATGAGACAAACCCGAAGCGACTGCACCGTTGAAACTTTTGAAAAGAAGAACAACCTTCCCCGAGGGACCGTCAGAAATGAGAACGGCCGGGAGACAAGAAAAGACAAAACCATCGGCGCAATCCGAAAAGAAGGCAAGAAGAAAGGGCTGCTATGAGTTTCAAAGAGTTCCTGATGGACACGCTCGGAACGGCGGCCTCGGCAGGACTGCATAGTTTTGCCAATGCTCTTTCCGGCGAAGAGCAACGACCCGAATATGCCGAAGACAGTGTCCCAGTAGATAAGGACTATCGTTTTTCTGGCCCGAAATTGATCCTGAACAGAAGAACTGTCAAATGCCCGGAATGCGGAAACGAGAACGACCATTTCTTGTATCAGGAAGAAGACAAAATATCATGCTTCCTATGTGATAATTCCTTCCGAATTGTTACGATCGATCAGAATACAATGGCAGTTAATGACCGCCCGGTTCAATGCCCTGTATGCAACAACAGAGACGCCCAAGCACTGGATTTCAAACGCGATACCGTCCTGTGCCACATATGCAACAGCTCTTTCAGGGTAAAATATGTATATTATCCGGACACCGGAGAACTTCTTGACGATTAAATCACGCCCATGACTACTCGAAAAGTCTTTTTTCGAGCTCATCGATGCTTGCGACTTCGTTTTTCAGTTTTTTGATTTGTTCTTTCTGCCCCGGATAACGCTGGAACAACGCATCATAGCGATCTTTTGTCCCAGGGTCTTTCAAATTAAGACCTTTTCCTTGTTTGTTTCCACCGTTATTCTGCTGATTCAACCCCTTCGACACACTGTCAAAAGAGAAATTCCTACCGATGATGTTCGCGCTCTGCTTTCCGTAAGCCTCCATCAGATCCCGCGCGGCGCTTTCGCCTTTTTCCCTGCGGGCCTTCGCCGCCTTGTTCGCGATGCCGGAAGCGGCCTTTCCCGCGGCAAACGTCAGCGGCACGGTCACCGCCGCGGTCGTCATGTCTGTCAGCGTCTTTTCCGCGCCTTTCTTCAGACTTTGGCCCAACGGAGGCAGCGTTTCTTTCCCTTTCTTCATAACGGCGTCCTTCAGTCCCTCCGCGGCGCCTTTTCCTACGAATTTGGCGGTCCCGATTTTAGACGAAAACAGCAGATTCTGCAGAGCGTCCGCGCCGTTTTCGGCGGTAGCCCCGTACGGCTTCTCATTCTTCAATCTTCCGACAGCGGCCCCGATCTCGTTCTTATACTTCACCCCGAGCCCTGTCGCAACCAGCGCTGTCGCAGTCACACCGACCGCGACGGCTGCTTTTTTGCCGTTGGCGGGCTCCCGGTCTTTCTCCCGGGATTCGTTCAGCTTCGCTTCCTGCACTGTCTGATGCGCGTAGGCCTTCCTGGCAGCTCTGTCGGATCCCCTCCTTATAGCGGAGTCGGTCTCGCGTCTCGCCTCGGCTACGGATTTCTCAAGACGTTTCGTCTTTCCGCTCTTTTTGGCGACGCTCCCGTCGGAATACTGGTTATACCGTTTCTTTCCGGCGGAAGTGAGGGTGCCGTCCGGGTTCTGAAAACGCCTGACGCCCCACTTCTGTCCGAGAATACCGTAATGATACAACTCGTCCGAATAAGACACGTACCACATTCGCAGTACCCCCGATCTATTTTGAATTTTATCGTAAAAAGAAGAGAGAAAGCATCTTTTGTGCTCCCTCTCATAAAAGCCCTTGTAATTCTTGCGAACTCCGTAGCGATGCCCAAAGGACAAAAAGAAAAGGCGCTGTTACGCGCCCCTTCTTTTCTTAAACGCTGCCACGATCAACGTGCACACAAGGTCGAAGATGCTGTACAAAAGCCATCCCCAATAGAACCCTTTCCAAAAAGAATCCCTATCGATTTCATCGAGATAGTCCTGTACGAGCTCTTTAACGCTGTGCGCCATGCTCTTAATTTTTTCTTTCATAGCTTGCGCCTCCTTTCCACAATAGAAGCTGCAAATCCTGCGAGAAAAAGAAAAGCCGCTGTTACGCGGCCGTTCTTTTTCTTGGTGTATTACCAATCTTTCAACATTTCCATCTGTTTCTTCTGGTGCCTGTAGGTCATCACCAGTACCGCGATCTGCGAGATCATGGTCGATACGGTAATAATCACCTGACACGTTTTGTTGTCGATTTTAATTGACTTCATGGCTATACGCCTCCTTTCCATAATAGACGCTGCAAATTTTGCGAGCAAAAAAAGAGCCGCTGTAATCCTGCAACGACTCTTTTACTATCTCCGCACTCCGCTCTATTCAAACGCCTCCGCGTTCGCCTTAAACGACACCCACGCGTCCAGCAGCGCCGCCACTGGGTCGATCTTGTTCTCCCGCCGCTTCTTCAGCAGTTTCCGGTTGCCGTTGGTGTCCTCCAGCGTGATGCAGTTGCCCATGGCGAACACAAACGCCTCCTCGTCGAACAGGAGCTTGCGCTGTTCCGCCAGCTTCTTCAGCTCGCCCAGCGGCACCGTCTCCGTCTTCACACCCTGAATGACCTTCTCGATGCCGAACGGCCCGTTCTCCGTGCTCCACCGCTCGATGAAATGCTTCGCGTTGTACGGGTCGTACCCCACGCAGCACACGTCGTACTCCATTTCCTGAATATGCCGGTCCAGATCGTCATACACGTCGTCAAGGTTCAGCACCGTCCCGTTGAAGACGATCAGGCTCCCTTCCTTCATGAACTTGTGGTACTTCTCCCGCAGTGCGGGCTGCAACCGGCTCATGGTGTACTCGGAAATATAGTTGCGCGTCTTCACCCCGAACCGCCCGTCATGCAGCGGAAACAGGAACGTGAACGCGCAGAAGTCGTCCCCCTGCGACAAATCGATGCCGAGCGAGCAGGGGAGTCCCGAAAAGTCCCGCTTCTTGTGGGCCAGCGTATCCTCATAGGCAAAGAAGTAGGTGTATCCCTCCGTCGGGATGCCGAAGCGCTTGGCCAGCGTGTCGTTCCGGGTGGCCGGGGCCTTTTCCGCCCGCTCCACCTCGGTCTGATAGGTCTCGTAGGTGACGGTCTTCCCAAGGTTCGGGTTGGCCTTCATCCACATTTCCGGCTGGCCGACCTCCTCGATCTTATCCAGCTTGTACCACCAGATGGAAACGTGATCCGCCTTGTACTCGCCGGTCAGGATGTCGTGCAACTCCATTTTGACGGTGTCGCCCACGCCGTTTCGCACGGTGCCCTCGCTGCTGGTGGCGATAATGATGTAGTCGCCGGTCTTGGCAGCGCCCTGCTCGATTGCGCCGATCACGTCCTCGTTAATGTCGCCGGAAAGCCACTCGTCTACCGTGGCGACAGCGTCCCGCCGACCCTGAAGCTTGTCAATCGTCATCGGCCGCGTCTCGATCAGCGACCCGGTCAGAAAGTTCTCAATGCCCTTCTTCGTCGGCGCCAGCTTCTGCCGCTTGATCTTGCTGCCGGTGGTGTTCTGAATGCTGCCCTCAGTCAGGAATCGGAACAGCGGCCCACGACTGCGGGTAATAGCCGTCTTGATCAGCAGCAGCGTCTCCTCCGCCTGACGGATCGTCGGTGCTGTCACCACCTGCTCGGTGGACCTCGTGTCCACATTCAGGAAATAGGCGTGCATATAACTGGCATACGCCGTCTTGGCCGCGCCTCGTCCCACGATCAGAAACTGTTTCTTGTGCAGCCTGCGTTTGAACCGACGCTGCACATACCGCCCGCCGCTGCCACTCTTGAAGGGCTCCCAGACGGTTCGCTCCTCAAAGTAGAACCAGCTCAGCAAATCCTCCGCCCACAGCTTGAAGCTGTCCAGCAGCACCAGATCGCTTCCGTCTGTCAGCGTCATCTCCTGCTCGCAGAACGCGATAAAGCCGTCGATGGCCCGGTCGTCGTAATAATACTTCGGGTTCCGTATCAGCGCGTCGATGCGGTTCATCTGCATCTCCACTTCGTGGCACACGGGGATCTCCCCCCGCAGCACCGCCTCACGGAACGCCCCGTAATACTTCGGCGTCGCCGTGTTAGATAGTGCCATAGAAACGCCTCCGTATTAAATTAGCTACCAATCTATTTCTACTCGGTCAACATTTCCGCTTTCCGCGTCGATGCAGACGCACGCATATCCGTCTTCGATATAACCTTTCCCAGTGTAAAATACATCGACCTTAGTTTTCCCATTGGTTTTATACGCCTGGACTTCATCCGGCTCAAGGGCATCGACAAAGCTTTTCTTGGACATGCCGAGTGTTCTTTCCACATCTTTATCCTCAGAATACCGCATTATGTTATCTACAATGCTTGCCTTTAATCCGCTGTCATCTTTTTCTACATGATCAAGAACTTTATTGATTTGCTTTAAATAAGGCTTACCCTGGGATTTGGACATTCTTTCCGTGGACGAACGATCTTTATTTAGATCAATATCCAAACTTACGGTGTGCTTTCCAATTTTTGTTTTGCCATCGTACCTATAGGTTTTAGGATTAAAGCGATCTATTTTCACACGGCCGTTTGTCGCATCAGAAACAATATCTAAAATATCTCCTCCATTGTTGCCATACCGCTTCTTCCCGGCGGCCGTCAGCGTCCCGTCCGGATTCTGGAACCGTCTCACACCCCACTTCTGGCCTTTGATACCGTGATGATAGAGTTCATCCTCTTTGATTACATACCACATAAAGTTACCCCCCCGTACTACGGGAGTCATTTTGAAATTTCGGATAAAAAGAAGAGAGGCCGTAAATTGTGACCTCTCTCTCTGATAAAGCCCGCCGTGGTACGCGTCACTCCGCTGATCGCGCGGAGGCTAAGCGTGAAGGGCTCGCGTTCAGTTTTTTTTCAGAAATGCCGAAACGCTTCAGACAAGATATGGATCTGAAAGGAGTTGACCTGAGAAAAAACCTCGACTTGATACGGCGAGGAAAAAAGGCAGGTTCACGGAAAGGAGAATGTATAATGGAGGCCGTCTTCCGCGTTCCGGCAAAAAGAAGAGAGGCCGCCGCATACGCGCCGCGTTCCTCTCATAAAAGCCCCTGTGATTCTTGCGAACCCCGTAGCACGGAGCCTCAGCTCCGTCTCAAATCGTAGCGCGGCTCCGTGAGCCGCCCGGCATTTGCGCCGTTACAATCGCCGCTACAGCGGCCGCTGAGGAGCGATGCGACCCTGTATAAAAAAGAAGAGGGGCTGTGAAAGCCCGCTCTCTGCGTTACGACTTATTATCCCCACCGAAGCATTCTGCAATCGCCATTTCCAAAATGTGATCTGCATCTGCCACGGTAAAGGTCTCTTTGTCCTCCTTATCGTTCCGCAGATAAGTGTCAAACTTCCTTTCAACCTCTCTCGTTTCTCTGATTCTGAACATTTTCTTTAACTCCTTTCATGTTCTGTTTCCATAATATACGCTGCAAATTTTGCGACAAAAAGAAGAGGGGCTGTAAAAGCCCGCTCCGCTCAGGAATCCTCGTCCAAAAGGTCCTCAAGACGCTGCTGTAATTCTTCGAGCTCATCCATCTTACGCTGCAACATAGCCTCAAGTCCGTCGACATCGTTATTCTCAACGTAACCGCGAACTTCCTTTGCCGCTGCATACATGCACATACGCTCGTAGCATCTCGTGTCCATATACACCTTTGCGGTAGTCTTCCTTTGCGGGGCAAACACTTCGTCCCACTCTTTTCTCAACTCTTTGACTTTGTCAGACCGAACCTGGTCAGTAACCCCAAGTTGATTAAGTTTTTTGTCAAAAGCTTCGGTAAGTTCCACGATGTCTTCGTCACGGCGCAGATCCGTTCTGCCGGTGAACACAATCATGATCCCCTTTGCAATTGCGTATTTGATCTTCTTTTTAAGTTTCATTTCCCTCAATCCTTTCAAATATCGTCAGAGTTTCCTCCATAATATACGTTGTAAATCCTGCGCAAAAAAGAAAAGCCCCTGCGCGGGGCTCTCTTCGGTTCATCGTCTTTCAATGGTAAACGACAGGCATCCTCTCGGCTTCTTCGGCCTCGGTGTCCGTTTCGGAAGCTTCTTTACGCCGTCCCGGATCACCGCGATCTCCACAATTCCAAGGATCCCTCTCAGTATCGTTAATATCATAACGACGCCTCCTTTCCATAATAGAAGCTGTATTTTCTGCGTCTATTATACCGCGTTTCCCAGCCGCCGTAAAGGCCTTTCATCGTACCGCAAAAACGAAAGCCGCTGTATTCCAAGCGGCCCCGTCCGGTTCACTTTCGCTTTGCACGAAGTCTCTTAAGCTGATCCTTATAGACGGCTTCGATCAATTCTTCACGCTCCTCGTCGCTAAGAGCTTCCTCCCTTGCTCTGTCCCGGACGACCGATTCCGCGATCTGTCTGGCCCGTCGGGATAAACGCTCTTCTCTTTCAAGCGCCTTTTCGACAACCGCCTTTGATCCTTCTTCTTTGATACTCATGCAAAAAACTCCTTTCGTTTTTAGTTCCATAATAGAAACTGTAAATACTGCGAACCCGTAGCACGCCGTATCACAGCGTCTCGCAACGCGACTCGAGCATAAAAGAAAGAGGCTTTGTCAGCCCCTTTCTCCGTAAAAATCCGCAACGATCCGTTCCGGCCTCATTGCCCTCCTATTTGCGTCTCTGCGCTCGGAAACCGTCTTCCCGCCGAGGTAGCGCCACAGCGCGAACCCCAACCCGGTAAACACGATTACCTCCAGCAGAATCACCAAAGTCAGTCCAATGCCCATAATAGTTTCTCCTTTCAGATTTTTTCCATAATAGACATTGTAATTCCTGCGAGACAGTTACGCTTCATACATCGCTTCATACAGCTCTACCCCGTTAAGCATGAACCCGATGACCTTGCATTCGGCATTCTCTGAATAAATAAGCCGCAGCGCCGCGCGGAAACTTTCAAATTCCTTGCTTCTCAGCGCGAATTCGCCATCCTCGAACGTCACGTGCATCACTTGTTCTCCGCATAAGTCTTTCAGCATGACGATATCGTTCTCGAAAATGAGCCGCCCGGTGGAATCTTTCAGTCCGGTGCATTCGCCGACGGACTCCGGACTGACTTGCGTATGCTTTCCTGTCTCGTCAACGATATTGAATACGTCGTCGTGCGTAAAAGGGTCCGATACAAGCACAAGTCCGCCGTAGACCCATTTAAACCTTTCGCTGCTGGGGGTCAAGCCCGCGAAAAAGTCCGATGTTTTCTCTCATTTTGAATCCTCCGGAGCCATCAGCGACACACTGATCCACCCGTCTTTGTCCGCGGACAAATCGACGTTATACCGGTGATCGATCGCCTGCTCTATCGCATAATACACAAGGGCGTATGGGGTTTCATCCTCTTCGGACCTCCAGACAAACAAAGGGTCGCCTGCCTTTACCGCATCGTCGATCTTTGCTTTTTCCTTGCGCATATTCTCTGCCGCCTCTTCGTACAGCTTCTCAATGCGTTCCTGCTCATTCTCTTCTGGTTCAAGCCCATTTGTAAAAGCTTTATCGACCGCCGCGCCGAGCGCTTCGGCAAGCTTGCGGTTGATCTCTTTAAAAAGCTCGCCGTATTCTTTCTCCGACATCTCGGGGAATAGGGACGTGTCGATCGTAATCCTGATCTTTTTGTCGTCGGAATCGCTTTCGTCGCTGTTTGCATCCCCTCCGTACAGATGAACCGGCTTGCGAATGTAGTAGCAGTAATCGTGCTCCAGCTTCGCGCCGATGCTCTCGTGCCATCCGGGAAGGAACGCCACCTCGTCCGCGCTGTCGATCATGGAAAGGCAGATCCTGGCGTAGTCCGCGTTGCTCATACCGACCGGAAGCTCGGCCGGGTTCATTACCGCGTATCCTTCCGCCTCATAAAAGTCTCTGGCCTCCTCGAACTCCCGCCAATAGAACGGCGTATCCGTGATCGGCCCGCTGATGAACAGTTTCTTTTTGCAATTTTCTTTCATTTTGAATTTCTCCTTTCAGTTTTTATTCGTTTGCGCTGTCTGCGATGCTCAGCCGCCACTCCAGTTCAGCAATGCGATCTTTCAGCGCCTCCAGAACGCCTCCGGTCGGCGGATCGAACACCAGCTTCACCTTGAACGCCACATAGGGCTTCAGGAATTCGATCTTTGCCACGTCCTCCGTGTAATCGCTCCAGGTCTCGTTCGCCCCTGTGATCCGGAACCCGCTCGGCAAAACCGGGCAGATCTGAAACAACGCACCAAGCACCCCGTTGATGTGCAAGATCAGCTCCTTGTTGAATGCGGTATCGTCCTCCTCGATTCCGAGGATTTCTTTAATCGAATTCAATATACTTTCCATTTTGATGGTCTCCTTTTACATGGTATCGGCTGTCTTTCTCACCGGATACGACCTCGCCGATAACTTTCGTCCGCCACGGACAGGTGTCGAACGGTCGCCGCTCCGCCGGTCCGGTGCAAATATCCGCTTCCGCGCCGTAATGGATCAGACGGTGGGTCTCCGGCGAGCAGCAGATCAGGTTGTCCGGGTTCAGCAGCATCTCATTCCGCGACAGGATGTCCTCCTTGGTCATTGGAATGATATGATGAACGATAATAAGGGTCTTGTAGACATTCTTTTTCTGGTCCGACCGATCACGATCAACACGGTCAATGAACCCAAGAATCGGCCGGTCCTCACATCCCAGATCACAACCGTTGTCCCGCAGTATCACGTCTCGGCGGATGCGTTTCCACGCGCCGTCGCGGTAAAACATTTGATTGAGATAGCGGTCGAACCCGAAAGTGTCGACGCCGACGGCCCCATCCAGCATCAGATACTTCACCCGGTCCTCAAACTTCGGGATCTCCATCAGCTCGTGATAGCTTCTCATTCTCTAAAGCCTCATACTTCATACGCATACCCGCCGCACACCGGGCATTTTACGGAACAATCCGGCTCTCTTTGGCTGCCCCAATGGATCAATCGCCTCTCTTCAGGTCCGACCGCCAGAAGAGCGTCGCACTTATGGCAGCTAAAATGCCGAATCTTCCGGGAATCCCAGAAGGCGTGTTCTTCCTCTTTACTGAGCACTTTCATTGTTTTCATTACTCCTTTCTTTATTCTCCGCCTCCGCCGTAGGTCTTCATGGCCTCGATTGCCTGGGCGTACAGCTCCTCCATATGCGCGGCGGATTTCAGGGCCTTCGTCTTTTCGGTGATAAGGTCCCTCTGCTCCTTCAGGATCGCCCGCTCCAACTTTTCCCGCTCGGTGCCGAGCTTCAGATAGTGCGTGATGACCTGAGCGGACGCGGTTCCTTCCCGAAGCTGCTTCTCGGCAAGGTCCACGGCAAGCGCCACCAGCTGTTTCTCCCGGCCTGCCTCCGTTTTCTGCTTGCGGGGACGAGAAGGAGCCGGAATATCCTCCGGACTCCACCCGTATCCGGTAAAAGCATCGACGTAGCTCATCCGGACCTCGTTGCCGGCAGTTCCGGCATTGTCCTCGACGCAGGACTCTCTTTTTTCCGCCTCAGGCTTGATCCTTTCGGCGACTTTTTTCAGCGGTGGAGCGGTCTTTTCGCATTCCTCCGTCACCGAATCGACCTTCTTTGCTGCAGGTTTCTCTTTTTCGTCTGTTTTCTTCCTAACTTTCGCCAACCGCATCACATCCTTTCTTACGAATATCCGTACTTGTTGTTGGCTTTGCACAAGATTATGTGTAGTTTTGCTATACTTTTCAGCGCTTAAAAGAGCCGGCGAAGCCGCCGCGATTCAATAACTTTGAAAGGAGTAAAAAGAAGTCTGAACCGTTCCGTCTCCGGTAAATATCGCGTCCGGTGGTGAACGCAATACGCCTGCTCCAAACGCGGCGATGGCTTGCCCGTCGCTTCCGCAGCCGAACAGATTGCCGCTCGCGTTGCCGAGGGTGGCCGCGCCCTACGCAGGCAAGAACACCGGATCATGACCGACCGGACAGGAACGACTGCCGCTTCCTGAAACTGTAGTCGGCCGCAACCACGCAGGCTCGTCTAAACGCTGAAAAGTTTTCTAAAAAACCACCCCCGGAGCAAAATCGAAG